AACTCCAAGTTCTACTGGGGTACACAGTTCGAGCACATCGAAGTCATTACGAAGCCAAATGCAAGCAACCTAAAGAACAAGTCGATCGAAGCATACGCCAAGTACTTCCCAGACTTCTCTACGACGGTCAAGCCAGTCATTGTTGGCGACAACACCGGCGCAGAGGACACGGCAGCTAACGGCATCATCGACGCAGATAGATTCTGCAATAACTTGTTCAGCCTTGAACACATTCAAGTCGTTACTGGTTCGACCGGTAAGGCTGATGTCCGCGAATGGGATGAAGCAGTTTACGTCAGAAATGGCGTCATCGCAGCAAGCGACGCTAACAAGACTCGCGCATTCGGTACGACTGACTTGGTAGAAACTACGAACAGACAATTCGCCAAATTTACCTTGTTTATGCAAGGCGGATTCAATGGCGTCAACATCTTCGATCGTGACGAGTTCAATCTAACCAACAACGCAGTGTCTTCCGACATGGTCTTTGGCAATGGTCGCCTTCTCAACGATGGACCAAACGTCAAGGCTTATACGAAGGCCGTCGACATCATGAAGAACACGACCAACGTCGACATTCAGTTGTTGGCGATCCCTGGTCTACGTCATCCAATCGTAACTGATTACGCGACGGTGGCGACAGAAGAAAGATTCGACGCGCTTTACATCATGGACGTCGAGCAATACAACGAGGACGGCACGGACGCAGAGAACGAAATTCGTCTTGATTCTCAAATCACTTCGGTTTCTAACACGATCCAAAGCTTCCGCGACAGAGCGATCGATTCGTCCTTCGCCGCAGCGTACTTCCCAGACGTCAACTACGCTGCGCCAGACAATAGCAACGTGTTTGTACCACCATCTGTTCTTGTCCTCGGTGCAATGGCTCTCAACGACGCAGTAGGCCATCCATGGTTTGCACCAGCGGGCTTCACACGCGGTGCTCTTCCAACGGCTGCGCTCGAAGCGAGAGTCAAGCTCAAGGACGAGGATCTCGATGCTCTCTACAACGAGCGTATCAATCCACTCATCGCCTTCGTCGGCGCACCAAAGAGCGGTACCAACCCAGCATCTGGCCTCGTCATCTGGGGACAAAAGACATTACAAATCGCAGCTTCATCGCTCGACCGTGTCAACGTCCGCCGTCTCCTCATCGAGATTCGTCGTCAGGTTCGCGAGATTGCAAACACGGTTCTCTTCGAGCAAAATCGCGAAGCAACCCTCGCGGCTTTCTCGGCGGCAGTCACACCAAGACTCCAGAGAATCCAGGCCCTCGCTGGTCTCGAGAGATTCCGCGTCATCATCGATTCTTCGACGACGACACAAACGGACATCGAGAACAACACGGTCCGTGGCAAGATCTTCGTACAACCAACCAAGTCGATCGAGTTCGTCTCCCTCGACTTCGTCGTGGCAAACAACGTCAATCAGTGACGCATATTAATCGAGGATTAATCTAATATGGACAACAGCGGTGCAATTAAAAAGAGCGCAATAAAGTACGTAAGAGCGCCGCTGTTGTCCTTTCTTTTCGGATGGAAGACATCATTCGAAGGTTGATTAAAAGTTTAGTTTGAATTTCGCAAAGAAACATATATTTAGAAAAGGTGACAGGAGAATAAAACCATGGCCGCAGAGACATTAGACGTTACATCGATGATTCCAAACAAGTTCGAGCCAAAGCGCAAGAATCGCTGGATTCTCATGATTGAAGGTATCGACGCATACATCATCAAGACGACTGCAAGACCAACAATCACGACGGAAGAAGTTGAAGTTCCATTCATCAACTCCCGTCGTTATCTTGCAGGAAAAACATCGTTCGGTACAATCGGCGTTACTCTCCACGATCCAATCGCTCCATCCGGCGCTCAACAGGTCATGGAATGGGTCCGTACTCACTTCGAATCCGTTTCTGGTCGCGCTGGTTACGCCGACTTCTACAAGCGCGACATCCAACTCAAGATGCTCGATCCAGTCGGTACAGTCGTCGAGCTCTGGGACATCAAGGGCGCGTTCATCACCGAAGCAAACTTCGGCGAAGTCACCTACGAAGACGGCGGTCCAATGGAAATCTCAATGACACTCCGTTTCGACAACTGCGTGCTTCAGTTTTAGAAAAAGTCTTTTACCGAATCGTAAAGTTAAGTATAATTACCTCTGTGGCTTTTTGCTACGGAGGTTTTTATGTTTAAGTGCCCCAAATGCGATTTTCAAATCGAGAATATTAATTCTCTAAGGATTCACGCTTCAAAGAAACATGATCTTTCAAGCGAAGATTTATACATCCAAGTCGTTTTAAACGGAGATAAGCCAGTTTGCGAGTGTGGTTGTGGTTCCGAGACGAAGTTTAATGGATTAGTGAATGGATATTCCAAGTTTGTGTGGGGCCATGCTTCAAGAGTAAACAATAATTGGGGGCATAACAAAGAAGCTTTTGAAAAAAGCATTACAACTAGAAGAAAAATGTGGGAAAACGGAGAAATTCAAGGATGGTGTAAGGGTTTAACAAAAGACGACCCACGAATAGCTGCGATCGTTGAAAAAATGAATACCCATGAAAGATCAGAAAAAATATCTAAATCTTTAACGGGAAAATCAAAATCAGAATCTCATAAACAAAAAATCTCGGAGCATATGAAATCTTATTGGAGCGAAGAAACCAATAGAGAACGACAAAGCTTAGAACAAGCCGAGAGGGTCAAAAATGGATTGTTGACAAAATGTACTCGTATTCATGGTTATTTCGATAATCACAAAAAGTCGTCTCAACCGAATCTTTATTACAGGTCACTATTTGAATTAAATGCCATACTTCACTTAGAATCAAGCGAAGATGTTATTTCATATACATTTGAACCTTACAACATTGAATATTTTTTCGACGGAAAAACTAGACATTATATCGTTGATTGCTTGATAGAATATGAAGATGGAACAAAGTCTATCGTGGAATTTAAACCAAGCTGCCACGTCGTCCACGAAAAGAATATCGCAAAATTTCGATCAGCCGAAAAATTTGCAAATGAAAATGGATTTAGATTTGAAGTGTGGACAGAGAAGTCACATGGCTTTTTATCGAGAAAAAGTCGTTAATTGCAGAGTGGGTAACCAACTACCATATTGAGAAGAATATTTCTGGGGGTGGTCCTGTGCGTATTGTGCCATGATGCAGAGCATTCTATGCATTAGTTGTTGTTTTGGGGCGTGTCACTGTTTACGTTTATAAAACTAGTGTTTATTATTTGATTGACTTTCTTTATATCGATAGAAGGAAAAACAAATGAGCACAGAGAATCGTGAACAACGTAACGCAATTTTTGGTCCAGGGCAATCATTACCTACTGGTATAGATCCACGTATGCCGACACAATCAGCGGCTGAAAAGGTAAAGGCTGAGTTCGGCCTGGACATTCCGCTTGAGACAGTACCTCTACCATCGTCGGGTAAAGTGTATTCTCAAGAATCGACGTTGTATGGTGCGGAGACTGTCGACATTAGACCTATGACCGCGAGAGAAGAAGACATTCTTACTTCTCGTGCTTTGATCAAGAAGGGCACTGTCATTACAGAGCTAATCAAGTCTTGCTTGGTTGATCGTTCGATTAATCCATCGGACTTGTTAGGTGGCGATAGAAACGCGCTGATGGTTGCCATTAGAATTACAGGTTACGGTCCACAATATCCTGCTGAGATCGAGTGTCAAGAGTGTGGAACAAAGGCGAATCACGAGTTCGATCTTGCTCAATTGCCAGTTCGTAGGCTCGAAATAGACCCAGTCGTACCAGGAACGAATCTTTTTCAGTTCGTTTTGCCGCGTAGTAAGAAGACGGTTAAGTTCCGTTTCTTGACAGGTCGTGACGAAGAAGAGATCATGACTACTAGCGAGAAGCAAAAGAAGTTAGGCTTGTCGACTGAATCTAACGTGACGACGAATTTGATGTATGCTATTTCTTCGATCGACGGAATCGAAGATAGAGGTAAGATTGCAAGCTTCGTGAAGATGATGCCTGCGATGGATTCGTTAGCACTCCGTAATTACATTAAGGATAACGAGCCAGGCGTCGTTATGAAGCAAGAAACTTCTTGCCCGTCTTGTGGACATTCAGAGGAGGTAGCGATGCCGCTCGGTGTCAACTTTCTTTGGCCTCAGGCCGGAAGATAGAGAACTTCTGATATTGGAACCCGCCTTTAATCTGATGTATTATGGCGGGTTCCTTTGGAAGGAAGTCTATAATCTTCCTGTTTCGTATAAACGTTGGTTTATAGAAAGAATCAACAAAGAGCTTAAACAGACTAACGAGTCTGGAAATACGCAGTCTCGAGCGTTACATCAAAATTCGCCCGACGTCCGAGCTTTGCAAGGTCACTCCCGCGAACAAACGCCTAGTCGCTTAAGGCGCTTCACATAAGGAGGTATTATTTTTTTTATCGTATTATTTAATAGGGTACGTAACAATAGGGGCTATTGTGGAAAACAAAGAATCTCTCAACGAATTGCGCGTTAATCTATTAGGGAAAGTTTTTTTTGCTACGCTCGGCGCTTGGTTGGTCGGTCGTTTTGTCAACACTAAGTTAAGGGGTTCTCGAGACGAGATCGAGGCGGTGGGCAACGCGCTAGCTGCTTCGAAACGTTTTCAAGACGAATTAAATCGCCCAGGCGCCACCGTCGATTCGGTCGTACAAAAGCTCGGCATTAAACACATGTCAGCTTCGGAGTTCGAACGCGTATTAGGCGTTCCATGGCCCCTTTGATGATTCGTTAGTGGAGAATTAAATGGCGACAGGAGGAAAAGGCGGAGGTTCCGGACCAAGTAAAGACGATCTATCCATCGTTTCGCAGATGGCTGCGATGATGGTGCAGATGTCAGTTTCTAGCAAACGAATAGCCGACGACTTTGAAAACCAAGCTAGAGCATCTGCAAAGATGGTCGAAAATATGCAAAGCGTTGGAGGCGGTGAAATAGTCAACCAACTCATGCAGGTCAACGCTACTTTAAAAGAAGTCGTTGCAGCATTAGCGAATCTAAATGAAACTTCTACAGCAACTTTTGCCGCTCTTTCCCAAGGCGCTTTGAACGCCGCTAATTCGACGCAGGTTCTTACAAATGCTGCTAAAGCTGCCGGCGACGCGGCAGAAAAGGAAACTACGTCGCTCGAAGACTTAGTTACTGAATTGAAAAAAACAGGAAAGAACGCATTGACTGGCCGCGAAAAAATGCAGGCTTTCGGTAATTATTTGAAAAAAGAATTTCCTGTTGCAGCCGGTGCCGCGCTCGGAGCTCTAAGCGGTCTTAAACAAGGATTTAGAAATATATTCTCGCTAGCAAAAGGAATAGTAGGTTTCGGTTTTACTGTTGGTAAAGCTTTATTTGGAATTGCTAAATCGATAATATCGATACCATTCAAATTAATGTCTAAGCTGACAGACATGGCCTCGAGTGGTGGCGGCGGAGTAAGCGAATATGCTCAAGCTATAAACAACTTAAGAAAAGAGTTCGGAGCCCTAAATGGACCCGTAACTAGCGCCATTCAATCAACTGCTGCTTCGATGAAGGGATTCAGCGTGCAAGGCTTGAGCGCGAATCAAGTATTTGGTAACGTTGCTGAAAGAATGGAGCAACTAATTAAGCTGTTCGTCGCGGGCGGACCAGCGTTACAAAGATTTAGCGATGAATTTAAGAATAACGGCGGCGCTATACTTGGATTCCAAAAGGGTTTAGGCGTTTCCGACGAACAGATGGGAGCTTTGGCGAACAGAGCTATTAGTTCGGGTACTACTGTGACCTCGCAACTCCTGAATATGACGAAGCAAGCTACTCACCTAGGTAAAGAATTTGGAGTAGACTTCAAGATTATTTCCAAAGGCATGGCGAAGGCGGTTGCTGACGTAAAGAACTTCGGAAGTATGTCGCAGAAGCAAATCGGTGCAGCAGTGACGTATTTCGCAAAGCTCGGAGTTGAAGTAGACAAGGTGACGGGCGTCATGGACGCCTTCAACACCTTCGACGAAGCCGCTGACAAAGTTTCGACCCTAAACCAAGTGTTCGGTACGAATATCGATGCGATGAAGATACTGGACGCCGAAAATCCAGCCGAAAGAATATCTCTTTTGCAAAAAGAATTTGCGAAGGCAGGCGTAGCTGGAGAAAAGTTAACTAGAGCTCAGCGACAGATTATTGCTTCTAACATCGGGGTCGAAGAGTCTGCAATTCAAGCAGCTTTCTCCAGCAAAAACCAGGGAGTTTCTTTAGAAAAAATAACGAAAGAAAGCGAGAAAGCCGAAAAGAAAACGATGACTCAAACCGAGGCGATGAGTAAACTCGCCGACGCGATGGATCGAGTTCTTAAGTCAGGCGACACGGGCAGTGGCGGTTTCTTCGACAAGTTCTTAAAGGGATTTAGCGATGGCATTACCTCGACAAAAGAATTTAGAGAAATAATGCGAAACATAAGCAAGGCGATGGTAGTCGTGTATATGGAAGGTCGTCGCTTAGGTAAGGCATTCGTAGAGTATTTTCCAGGTATAAAAGAATTTTTGGGTGGATTAGCCGAAATATTTCAACCACAAAAGTTTCGTATGCTAGCAGGTGGTGTTGTCGATATATTCACACAATTTTTTAAGGATCTAGGTCAACCAGGCGGCAAGGCATCATTCCCTGACCTGATGCAAAAATTAAAAGATCATTTCTTTAACTTCTTTAATTCGGAAGAAGGTGCCGGCCAAAAGGTGATGGGCGGATTCAAAAAGATAATGGCGGCAATTCAGGTCATCTTAGCGGGCGGCGTACAATGGATAATGGAGAGTGTTGGTAGATTCATACAAGACATCGTTAATTTTATAAGAAATCCGCAAGACGTTCCAGGAGTAGAAAACGCAAAAAACGCAGCTGAAAACTACGTTAGCCCTATCGCCATGGCCTTTAGAGAAGGCTGGAAGATTTTGGGTCCTGCTTTAAAGGATTTGACGAAATTAGTTTTTGAAAAATTGATTGAATTGGCAAAAGAAGGTTTAGAAGAACACAAAGGTAAAATTGCGTTAGCATTTTTTGGGCCGGTTATTTTAAGATCTTTAGTTGGCGCAGGATCAGCCATGCTGGCAAAAGGCATCGGACAAATGATTACTAACGCTATTGCTGGTCCCGCGGTTACAGGAGCTGCTCAGGCAGCCGGTACGACTGTAACGAGAACGCTGATAAGCGCTGTGGGACCTGGCGTTACTCAGGTTGTATCCGTCGCAGAAACGACAGCAGCCCCCGCCGCTGCCGGGCTTTTTACTCGATTGGGAAGTAAGTTTAGCTCTCTCGCAGCCGGGTTTTCGAAAGCTGTGGGTCCTAATGTCTTGAAGGCTTTCAAGTTCGCAGGTATTGCCGCCGTGATCGCGGATGCTGCTGTCAATATTTCAGAAGCGATGAATAACTTCGAAGATAAGTTACAAAAAGAAGGGTTCGATCCAGCAACGGCAAAAATAGCAGCAGGTACTACGGGATTAATTAACACGCTAACGTTCGGATTACTTCCTAAAGATTTGCAAGCTACGATAGCCTCAGGCGTCGCGTCGATGTCCAACTTCCTAGAATCGAGTCTGGATAAGATGTTCGGTCCTAGCTTAGCCGAAAACATGAAAGAGCGTTTAGCAGCGCAATTTCAAATCTTCGGTGGATTAGGAGACTTGATCATGGGGCTCTGGAACGGAGATAAATCCAGGGTCGATAAGGGAATGAAGAACATTGGAGAAGGACTGTTAAAGAGCTTCCTTTATGGTCTCGAATGGTCTTTTATTGAGTTTCCAAAATTGATAATGCAATTAGGAGTTTATTTAATCGAAGGATTTTATAAGCTAACTGGATGGTTGTTCCACAAGCTTGGAGATATATTCCACGCGCTTGAAGGAATTCCTATCTTCGGTCCTATCTTCGGCTTGATTGGAGATTTCTTCGACAAGGCCGGCGAATTTTATGAGGGTATCGCAGGAATTTTTGGAAAGCTCCAAGAATTTTTGAAAAAAGTCGATATCGTGGAATGGTTCAAAGGCGCATACGACTGGATGAAAAAGTTTTTTACTGACGGAACAAGTTCGGGTGAAGGCTTTTTTGGTAAGCTCTTTGGATGGTTTAAGGATATCGTAGCTGTAATTGAAGAACCATACAGATTATTACGTAAAGTTTTTAACATCATATTTTCTTGGGATACGAAAAAATCTTTCATGGAAAATATGAAGGAAAAATGGGACGCTATCGTTTCTGCTTTTAATAGTAGCGCCGATACGATTGAAAAATTGTTTGTAAAAATATTGCAGGGTCCAAAAGATGCCTGGGGTTGGATTAAAGAAAATATTAGTTGGGAAAATTTCAAAAAACTGGGGGAACACATCGTCGACGGTCTCGTAAATGGTTTGAAAGCATTAAAAGACAAGGTAGTGGATAAGTTTAAAGAGCCCATTGATGGTATAAAGACATTTTTAGGAATTAAGTCTCCTTCGACCGTTTTTGAAGACATCGGCGGTAACATAATCGATGGATTGATGAATAAATTGTCGACGTTGCGTGATAAAGCGTTACAGCCCTTTACAGACTTGAAAGAGGGAATTATAGGTTTGTTCAGGGGCGAAACTTTCTTTAAAATATTCAACGACGTAGTTGAAGGCATAAAGAGCGCACTTGGCAAGATCGCCGATTTTGGCCCTTTTAAGGCAGTTATTGATATAGCAAAAAAAGTTTTCGAGACACGATCGCCGTCCAGGGTCTTTATGAAAATAGGCGATCAGGTCGTCGAGGGCTTCGCCATATCGATGGAAGATTTACCCAAAGAAGCCCGCGCCCAATTCGAAAAAACGGTTGGAGAAGCGCAAGATTTCGCGAAAGATATGAAGTCAGTCGCGCCACAAGCCCAAGCTGCTGGCGTCGCGCAAGCAGCAACTCCCCAAATGGGTGCTACAACGATTCCTGTTACAGGCGTAAAAAACATGCTTGATCAAGTTGCTGCTCTCGGTGATGCCGCTACCAAGGCAGCAGAAGTCGATAAAAAGCTTGCTGACTTTAATTCGGCTCTAACGCCTATCGCTGAAGCGTTATTAGAAACGAACAATAAGTTACCTTACGTCGTCGGACCCTTAAGGGAAATCAATACGTTGATCGTTGGTAAAGGTAAAAAAGCAAACGTAACAGAGACAACGAAGCAATTCGTAGAATTGTTGACAGCGATATCAGAGCTTGGAGATCTTGGTTCCAAATTTAAGAATGAGCGTATCGACTTAAAGATATGGAGTTTGAACGCCGTCGCGGGGAGCGAAGGCGATGGCTTACAGTGGCATCTTAGTCGTGTGCCACACCACTATGGTCCTGTAGTCGCCGCAGCTTCTTCAATACAAACACTTTTCTCTCAAACTTCTCCTGCTCAAAAAATTACTGAGGCAACAAGAGATTTTACGGCGCTCTTAAAATCTATAGACGAGCTCGGCGCAATGGGCGTTACTATGAAGAATGAAAATATAGCGAATAAAATTTGGTCATTAAATACTGCGGCAGACGACCTTGCGTATCATCTAAGTCGTATTCCACATCACTATGGCCCTATTGCAACGCATCTTAAGGGACTCTCGACATTTATTTCGACTCAATTAAGCACTGCGGAATTTACGGGTGCCTTAAACTCAATTAAGCAAACGGGCGCTGCCGTTACTTCGGGTCTTAAGACTTCAATTGAACCGATCCTAAAAGCCATGACCGACATGGCCAACATGATAGTCGAAATAGACAATTCGGTTTCAAAAACAAAAGACATAAATCTTTCTGCTACTTTACAAAAGTTTAAGACAAGTTTTGGTATGGCAATGGGCCAAAAGGGCTCACACGTCGTTCAAGCCAAAGACGTAACGATCAACGTTAGTTTTGCGGTTATGATCGACGCGACGAAGCTTGAAGGTGCTATATTGTCGAATAGCAACTCGAAGATCAAAGAAAAAATTAATCTTGCTATCGGCGCTATATCAGAGATACCAGCTAAGGAAGTTGGCTTAGAAAATGCCCCGGCGTTAGGACCATTTAAGCAGGCACATCAAAAAACAGCTCCATTGACGTGAAAGGAAGAGAATAGTGGATAAAAAAACGAAAAAAGAATATCTTAAGATGTTACACGAAGATAAGTTTTTTAATCACGCGTTGGGTCTTTCTAACAACGAAGAAGAAAAAAGAAAAATAAGAGCCTTCGCCGAGGACGTGTTCATTAACTTGTTGCAAGGCGCGCTAACTTCGCAAAAAATTATAAAAGAACACCCAGAAAAGTTGGTTGATGTTGCCGAAGGTCGTATATCTAAAGATAAGGAACCAACGATCGTCAAAGACAAGTGAGACTTTAAGTAATGGCCGATAAGAGTAAAAATACGGGAACTGGCGGTATAAATATCGATGGTAAGGTATACACACCAGATGTTGGAGTTCCCGACGCTGCGGGTGGCGCTCAAGGCGATTATTCTTCTGGCGACATCAACGTCGACAAGACGACCAAGGACATTTCGAAACCAACCCGTGAAACCTTCGCCAAGTATCTGAGCAAGACTACGCTGGGCACGGCAGGTTCATCACCACACAAAAACGTATATCCGGTTGGTGCGGGCGATCAAACGAAAGTAGAAGAAATAAGGCTAAAGGATACGCAGGGCAATCCTGTGTCTCCGGGCGCTCAGAATAATGAGACAAAATTTGCTGCAGGTTTTAATCAGACTATTTCTTCAAATAATCCTGCGGGCATCAAGAGAGGACTGACGACTGGTACGGGACAGGATGGCAATACTCTTTTGCCAAGCGCGTCTACGGCTGCCGACCCAGGCGGAAATTACGTAAAATTTGTTACATCGACGTCGGACGGAAAAGGCCTACAAGAACCAATAAAGGCGTATACGAATACCACAATCGGTCCTAACTTATACGATTACGACAGCAACAAAGTTAGTATTTCCGACGGTACGCTAAATCAATCACCATCAGGTCTCAGAGAAGACATCAGAATAATATCCACAAATTCCAATGTAGAAACAGACGGTGGTACATCAAAGAATATTCTGGGGGCAGACAATGGTCAAGGGGACTATACATTAACCGCGACCGAAGCTCGAGCGTTGGCTGGTACGACGACAGCGAAGAACAGGTTTCCCATCGATATTACGCCTAGTGTTGTAACTCTCCGTGATGCTTCCGGAAACCCGGTCTCTGTGACTGCGTCGCAAAACAACGTCACAAACGCTAGCTTTTTCACGAAGCTCGTGGAAGAGAAAGAAGTGGGCGGCAAGACAGTCCAGGTGATATCCGTTCGCGAGCTGTCGTCCTACACCCCCGCGTTGACTTCGGCCGCCTCTGTCAATGCAAATAAGTTTGAAATTAAGCGCGGTAAAACGGCGGGTGGTACGATCGACGGCGATGAGTTATTGCTAACAATAGCGCCAGAAAAAAACGGCGTTGTTACTCTTACCCCCGCCGCGCAAACCTACACAGACGAGGTATTGAAACCAAATCTTAGAGATTATGCTGATTATACAGCTGCCAAGAAGACGGCCAATCTTTCTGGCGACGCACAACAACAAAATCTTTACGACCTTCAAAAGACGACCGATCTTGCGACCGACGGTGGAACTTCAAAGAACGTTTTAGACCCCACGAAGAAAATTCCTTTTACAACTGAGGCGGAGCTCGTCAAGACGTTGACAGCGATGAACTTCTTCCCTGTCGATTCACCGGTCATCGGACCGCTCGATGCAAAAACTCTCAATCTTTTTAAGCTTGACTCCTCTGCTGTTCTGGCTAAAACGAAGAATGAGAAGAGCTTCGCGGATATAAAAATAGGATCGGTCGTAGTTGGATCAAAGGGTAAGCTCATTAACAACAATTTACCTGATGGCAACACACTGTTGTTGACAGCTGTAAGTCCAGCTGCAACTTCCGGCGGCCCATATGTAAAGTTCGTTGCGATTGATGTCAACAAACAAAGACAAAATCTGCTGGGCTTACAAAATCCGATCAGAAATTATACGGTCGATACCCTAAGTAAAAATCTATACAAGCCAACAGACTCTGACAATAAAGCGATCGTCGATCAACAAGGAAGTACAGGGCCAGACTTCTTTGGTCCAAAGCAGCTCCATAAACCTGTATCCGGCCCTGCAGATGCAGGCACGTTTGATAACATTCAAAGTGATCCTTCGAAGCGCGCGGTAACGAAGGAGATTTTGTTCAATCGTTCTGTCTCCGAAGTAAAGGGTGAAAATGCGCCGGGCGGTGTAGGAAACGTTTATAAGCCTGCGCCTGTATTACCCAATGAGCTTTTTAATTTTACAGTAGATGGTTATCCTCGTTCTGTGACAGTCGATCAGAATGTTGTTGTCAGCGATGATCAGTACGTGTTACCTGTCGCAGATCAAGTTCAACTTCAGTCATCATATACAGAATTTGCTACACAAGATAATCTGCAAATTAAACGTGGAAAATCGCCTGTTGATGCGCCTGATGGAAATACACTACTTAAAGATGCCGCACCACCTGCCAAAACTGGTGGTCCATACGTAAAACCTGCAACAAGCGTAAGTCCGCCTATCAACACATACGTTTCTAAGGTTTTACAAAAAAATAGATACAATCCGATTGGAAGAAGTCAGTTCGTTCCATCAGATACACCTGGCGCTGAAGGAAAAACGCAAGACGGCATCGATCCTTCGCCAGGTGGACAACGATTCGAGAATATATCCGATAAGGGTGCTCCGGAAGCATCGTTCGTCGGCCGTACAACGCTCTACGCGCCGTCTCAATTAAAGTTTGGTGAATCGCCGCAGAGCATGAATAATCGTGCTGCTGATGGTAAGAAAGTAGAAGGTTTTACATTTAGACGTTTAACTCGAATTGGTACGATATTGCAATTGCGAGCCGCGGGCGAAATAATATCGATTACGGGAGATCAAAATGATGACCCGCGCAGCAATGTCGAACAACTAGCAGCTGCGCTCGTTCCAGGAGCGGGGCAAGCCGGCGCAGGTGTGCCGCTCTCGCGCGAATTATTGAACGTCACAGAGATTATAAAGAACTTACCCGATGAATCTACTGGCGCTGCCGGCGTCAATACAATAGCTCAGTACGAAGGCGAGTTAATCGATATTAATAGAAACTTTGAAGGCGTCGTCAACACTACTTTGGAAAAATTTTCTGGATTTAGTTCGCTAGGTTTATTGATTTTGGCGATAGTGCTGGTTGCAGTTGTAATTCTCGTGTTTTGGGGATTGGCTGCGCTTCTTGGAAATTCAGATTCTTTGAATAGAGTAAAAAAACTTACCGCAGGCAAATCTTTTTCTAATTCTCAACAAATTTCAGGACTAGGTACGTTTATGGGTCGAGCCGTCGGCGGCGGCACGAATATCGTAGCCGACATTGTTCAAGCGACTTATGACGGTTCTGCGGCGACTGCTTTATTCGGTATTAAACCTACGTTTAACAGAGATTATTCCGATGCTGTTTATAGAGGCGCGCTCGCCTTTTTCGGTCTTGGTTCCGGCAACGCAGCCTCAGGTTCACCGAATCCGCCACCATTGTTGTCGTATCCGGGTCAAGTTGTCGTCACCTCACGCGCTATCGTTAGAGGCGTAGCTCAACTTACCACCGCGTTTATCGATTTGGGCTCGGCGTTTGCATCAGGCAACATATTCGAAGGTATATTTAAGTTAATCGACATCATAGAAGTTATAAGAAATTCGCGAGTTATAAAGGCCTTAAATACATTTTCACAACTTGGAGATAGAAAGCCCTATACTGTAACTAACGATGTTGAGTATATAAAGATACAGTCAAAGCCCGACGCCCCCGTAGAACAAAATAGCGGCGCTCCTACAAGCCCAAGCGATTCTGTCACGACAGGCATTTTTGGTGGCACAGAGCTGTATCAAATCGCAGATGAACAAAAACTAAACGCTAGCGTAAAAATATCCGAAATTGACTCTATAGACAACAAGAATGTAAAACACCAAATTTGGCAAAGTCGTGTAATTCCCTCGCCCACGCCCACCTCGCCGCCGAAGAGTATTCGTTTCTTTTATGAAGAATACGTCGGTGTTTCTCAAGTAAAAAATAGATTGCAGAATTCGAGAGCCCTTGCGTGGTCTTCATATAGGTCGCCATCTTTTTTGATTAACGTGTCTTCGATAAAAGATAGCAGCCTCGATGGACAACCGAAATATGATCATATGCGAAATACAAGTAATAATACGCAACAAGTTTATGCGTCAGGTCCAAGATTAGACCAACGAATAGTTGCTGATTATGAAAAAGCTATTGATGGCGAATATATGCCTTTCTATTTTCACGATTTAAGGACGAACGAGATTATAGGTTTTCATGCCTTTTTGACAAGTCTTAGTGACGATTATTCTGCAAACTATGAATCGATAACAGGCGTCGGCCGCGCCGAACCAGTAAGAATATACAAAGACACTCAAAGAAAAATCGGTATAAGCTTCATGGTCGCTGCCTTAGATAAAGAAGACTTTGATTACATGTGGGAAAAAATAAATCGATTGACGATGCTTGTGTATCCACAATATACGCGCGGAAAAACCTACGCTGACGAAAATGGTGTTAAATTTGAAAAACCATTTACACAAATGGTCGCTGCAGGTCCCATGGTTAGATTAAGACTCGGCAACCTATTAAGATCCAACTATTCGAAATTCAATCTCGCAAGAATTTTTGGGTTGGATGACCCCAGCTCTAACGTTTTTGTTACTCAAGAACAAAGAACGAAAAAAGCAGATGAGATTAAAAAAGCCCGTGAAGCTGCACAAAAGGCACAAGCAACAAAAGACGCAGAACAAGAATTTGAAACCAATCTTCAAAATCTCTACAAAAAAGACTATACGTACTCGCCGAAGATTGCAGCTGTTTATAAGACAAAACTAGACGCTGATACAGCAAAAAGACTCGATATTAATGATCAGAATGTCATAGCCCCTCCCAAACCACCAAAATCTACAAACCAGCCAAATTCAAAACGTTGGGTAAAGGACGGTGAATGGTATAGGACATTCGACGGCGACGCGAACGGCTTCTTGAGATTCAAGATAGACCAGGTTTTACCAGCGGGATCTAATAGGTCACCAGAGTATGCTTATGGTACGTTCGAGGCGGCGTCGGGTGCCACCGCCGAAGAAAAAAAACAACTAGAGCCTAATCCGACAAGTACTAAATATTGGGTTCCGATAAGCGATTTAAAGCTCGCCGGCGAGTCGCTAGGTAAATATGCAACTGAAAAAATTGCGTTTGTTAATGGAAAAGTTAGCGGTTCAAATAATACTTCGGCTGCAGCTACGCCGAACGCGCCGCCCACCGCGATAACATCTATAAAAGACTTTATGAATGCCAACAACAACGTTATCGTAAGATCTTTCGAATCAACAGGTGGTAAAGGTCTTGCAGGTTTTATCGATTCGATCGCTTTTGACTGGTATGATAGAACGACGTGGGATATAGATGCTGATCGCAAAGCGCCAAAAATGTGCAAGGTTACGATATCGTTCACGCCAGTTCACGACATAGCGCCAGGTCTTACTGCGAATGGTGAAAATCGCGCGCCGATTTACCCATTAGGTCCTTATGCTTTTGGCACTCGTGGTCTTAAGATTTGAGGACTAATTAAAAGGAAAAAGTTATGGCTTTTAGTCGATATCAAAGAGATGACACTAGTTCAAATGGAAAGGGTCTCACCGTCGCGCAAGCTACGATCGTGCTTCGACAAGCAATTCGTAATGGATTTATTTTTCCTATAAAGACAATAACGGTGACGCAAAGTGACAGGCTGGATACTTTGTCGGGTGAGTTATATGGCGATTCTCGCTATTGGTGGGTATTAGCGGCGGCGTCCAATATCGGGTGGGGTTTACAAGTTCCGCCAGGAACTATAATTAGTGTATTGGACCTGAATGTAGTTGAAAGGTTGGTCGGTTGATGCCTGATTTTTCAAAAAACTTATTTGATTTTTATCGTTTTTTGTCGCCGACCGACAGCATTGGAAAATTCGTGATAGATTCGAGAGTGGGTAATAAAAACGAAAAAGAAAGTAAGCCGATACCGCAAATAGCAGCAGATAAAATCAGACAAACTATTATCGAAAATTTTACGCCTGGTCTTACTGGTACGGGCACGGGACTCGTGAATATTAAAGATTTAATTGGTAAGCCTAAACCAAACGAGTCAGTAGGTGAAACACAAGAACAAATAATTCAAGCCATTAGAGGAAATTATAACGTAGTATATCAAGCGGCCGGCGCGCAGAAATCTGACATATTATACGCGGGTTATTTTGCGGACTATCCTAAACCAAACGCCCAAGCTAAAGAACAGCCTAAAACGAGTCCTGCGAAACCACCTGCTAGAACCGCGACAGGTAAACCCGCGAACCCGCCACCATCACCTCCCTCCGCGGATCCGCCGCCTCCGCCGAACGATAAACAGATAGAAAGAAACTATTGGGGAAATGTTTGCGATGAAGGTTCAGATAGTGGACCACCGATCGATTTTTCTGTCGTCTTTATGCGCGCTCCGATGTTGTCCAAAGCAGTGTGTAATACGGATTTGATTCAATTGTATTTGACGGCTATGCCACCAATTTTTGCGAATCAATTAATGCCATATTGCGACGTCGAATTTCAGATACCCACGTTGTCTAAGCCTGACGAGGGTCCGATCAGAGTTAATAGACCATCGTTGTATAGATTTTTAATGGGGTCAGGCAGAGATATTTCTAACTTAACAGAAGCTGACAAGTCTATAGCGTCTATTTTACCAGCGAACGCTAAAAAGAAGAATATACCTGATAACAACAAGCAACAAACTTTTTTTGGTATGGAAATGTTTACTACGCCACAAACGCTTGTAAACATGGATACGCTTACTGTTAAAGGTGCCGAAAGGTTAGGTCAAACGAGAATTAATGACGCAAAGCCTTTTTTACCCCCGGCAACGCTCAAAGACGTCGCGATTACAATACAAAATGCTGGAGCTAAAAACTACGGAAAGAGAACGGCATCCTTAAAACTACACGTTCACGATAGAAAACGTTTAGCTGAAATGGGGGAATTTCTCCGAGGTTCAGACGGATACAATAAAGCGCTTGTATGGATTACGTACGGCATGTTGGCTCCTCGCAATAGGGGCGAGTTTGATTCATACGCTAAATTTATAAACGAGAACATGCTTGTTCGTGATGCTTTTGTGATAACAAACACGCAATTTACTTTTACACAAGACGGTGGATGCGAAATTACGCTAACGCTAGCTGTTAAAGGTGGAGGTAGGGTAGAAACAACTCCGATTACTTTTGGTCCCGTTCAGGCAAAAAAGAAGGCACTAGAAAATATCATAACAAAAATAAGAGAAAACGCCGCGGCGTTCGGCGGCCAGCGTGATGAGAAATTAGGATTTACGCAGTCCGAGATAAGGATGGCGCAATTTATTTCATCGGCCGCCGAAGGTAACATTCCTACGTCGGAAGAAGAAAAGAAGAACTTTAACGACGCCGTTAAAAACATTAACGAGCAATTAAAAATCCAGTTAGGTCGCGGCCCCGATTTTAATTTGCAGATCGCTTTAGAGCTAGTAAAAGATTTACAAGACGCTATTAACAAAAAATCGAGTATCGGAAATGATGCTGCTCAATATGTTAGCTCAAAAGTGCTGGGCCTTGATGAAAAAAAAGACCCTTTTTTACCCGATGCAAGAAAAAACGATTCAGTCTTTCATTCAACGCTTCCATTGCAACCGCCTTTAAAAGATTGGGTCGCTGAAGCAATAAAACGTGGACCATTAAAGTATTACGATGAGGCACTTTGTAAGACGCTACCGAGCGACCGAAGTAACTGCGTAAGTTTCGGACGTGTTTTTAGCGCGTTGTGCATGCCTGCAATATTAAGAGGCATCGCAGAAGAGTTTAATTGGTCAGGGTTGCCTGACCTGAAAGAAGCCGGCAGTTGTCCATATGAAATTCAATTTATTTTTTATCAACTCAATAACCACTGTGGTCCTGCGAGTAGTCACAATATCGCAGAATTTCCTATGAGCATACCACTGTTCGTAGATGGATTCAAAAGACTGATAGAGTCGACGATCGGAGGCGACGCGATAGCATTAACACAAATGTTTTCTTTTATAAACGAACAACTTCAAGATCCGCGACAACCAGGGTATGACAGAAGTTCTTTTTATAAAAGTTTTGACCCCAACGCGAAAGAACAACAAAAGCTAGAACCTAAGGAAGACGAGAATAAATACGCAGGACAGTTGAGGGATTGGGGGAACAAATACGGTGGCGACTTCGTAACGCCCGACTTAACTTTTGAAATGGAAGTTGGAGTAGGATCAAAAACAGGTGCGCCAGGCAGAAACGAAACGGCCCGCGATTTATTGACAAGTTTAACTAGTCGCGTAGGCGCAGGCTATACGGAACCAGTTTATCCAGAAGGCGACGTTGGTAATAAAAAAACTATTATAAAATTTCACATATTCGATAGAACATGTAGCCCGTTAGACAAGGTAACAAGAGCTCTTCGATTGTCGTCTGACGGAACTTATTATTTAGTCTCTTCTGACTATGCGGGAGACACGAAGTTTTTAACGCACCTAGAAAATAGAAGCGGAGAGTTGCCTGAAGGGATTACAAAAGTAAACGAACAGTACGTGTTTGGAGATCAAACGATTGCAGTCAATATTGGTCAAGGCAAAGAGGCTTTGATGGAATGGCTCGGACAGTTCGTGCCTCGAATCGTCGTCGGAACGGAAGGATCTTTGATTAGTCAAATATCGATACAGTCGAAGACTAGCGGGCTAGAAGGTCTTATCGCCATACAAGGAGGCGTTCAAAAAAGAACATCTGCGTTGGCGGACACAGGTTTATCGCAAAGACAATTTAACCTACCGATGGTGTTATATCCAGCGGACATGACGATGACCACTATGGGGTGTCCGCTGGCTTCGATGGGACAACACTTTTTTGTTGATTTTAGCACCAATACGACGTTGGATAACGATTACGTCGTAAAGCAAGTTACTCATAATATAGCGCCCGGTAAATTTGAAACGCAGTGGAACTTATCTTACTATGACGGTTACGGTCGAATGATTTCTGACAATGATATAACAAGTCAATTAAATGCTGCAGTAAAAGTGCTACAGGACGTGGATAAGGCGAAACAGACCGCTCCCTCTACCAATCCTGCAGGAAACAATCAGGGCACCAAAAAATAGCGTCATGATACAATAAAGCTATATGCGCTGTATAGTTTTGATGTGGAACCCTTCTGCATATCGTCGACGATTCTTGGTTCAGAAAAACACATGGTCGTTTCACAAGACGGTTTTACGACCCTGTCGAAGGCCCCAACAGACCTCTGGTTTTTAAATGGCGTTTTAGACCCGCTCAAACCGCTATGTCTCGATACACTACTAAAATTAAAAAATGTAGAAGTACCCACCAAACCAGCAGAAAAGTGGACCAAGTCGATGTCGCTACTGACTTCAGGTTCGGCAGCGATACCGTGGTCGCAGACGATGCCCTCTGTCGCCTATAAGTCTTTTGTAAAGAGCCTTGTAAAATCCGTCGCTGAAACCATCGACGAGTTACCAAAGGATTATTATAAGAGTACCTGGTGTCCCGGTGGTCAACTGTTATGTAGTTTGAAGGCGGCGAAGGTCGATCCAAAGCTATATAGAGAGATCAGCGCTGAAATTGAGCGAGATTCAGGAGCGTTCGAGACGTTCAAGCCAGGTCCCGGTGGATTTTTACCTCCTGTCGTGTACGATCGATTCGCGACGAGGACCGGTAGGTTGACGGTCGAAAGCGGACCAAATATCCTGACTCTTAAGAAAAAATATCGACAAATACTCAAGTCGACTTTTGCAGAAGGAGCCATTTGTTCCTTGGACTTCGGCGCCCTCGAAGCTCGAATTATTCTTGCAGAAAACGGAAAGGTAGCAACAGCACCAGACCTCTATAGTTCGTTGGCGACCGAACTATTTGGTGGAACGATCGATAGGGAAGCTGTCAAGATCGCTGTCATTAGCGAATTATACGGAGCTTCGAAGTCGGCTCTCGGTGCTCGTTTAGGAATTGGTAGTCATAAACTAGAGGAGTTCGTTACAAAAGTCAGGTCGTATTTCGGTACTGCCGAACTTCGCAAGCGCTTGAAAGAAGAATTCATAAAGACGGGTAAAATCAGAAATAAACACGGTAGATTTCTCGACCTCGACGATCCTCAGGATCACCTTTTCGTTAACACTTATGCTCAGAGCACGGGTGTCGATGTTTCGTTGCTAGGATTTAAGGCAGTCTTAGAGAAGTTGGGAACTGACGGTGTACGCCCCCTGTTCGTCCTTCACGACGCGTTGATTCTCGACGTGAGAGAAGACAGATTGTCAGACGTAGAGGCGATTCGGTCGACGAGTGTGCCAGGATACGCTAACGAATTCCCGCTTAAGTTCGAAAGGCTTTGATGAACGTCGGCGACTTAGTAACATTAACTTCGGTGCGACCAACAGTTCAGTTAGTCAACTTTGGACACGATCCGCCGGACAGTGGTATTGTACAGTCAAACGAGCTGTGTATTGTGCTTGCCATCGAGGCTCCTGAAGCTTCGATCTGGGGTAAAATAAAGGTTTTAGGCAATCGAGGCAACATCGGTTGGGCTGAAGACGGTTTGTTTTTTGTCGTTGCAAAGTTTTGCTAAATTTTTTTTTTTTTGAAAAAGCGTTATATTTATCAAGTCACCCAGAGGGTAACATGAAGATTACAGCAACACAACTACGTAGAATTATCAAAGAAGAACTTGAAGCTGTTAACGAAGCCGTCGACTTCGGCGCTGCATTGTCTGCAGGATCCTTGGCCGGTGTAGGCCGCGCTTCCATTGTCGCTGCACTCTCGGCATTATCTGATGCAGATTTCAAGAAGTTGGAATTAGCCCTTCGCGAGGCCGGTTTCGCAAGAGAAGATTCGAAGCGCACCGGCGCGATAGCTGCCGTTGCGGGAAAAATGACCCCAGCTTCTATCTCTAAGAAGATCAACGCTTCTTTGTCGAGCTATAACTGGTCGTGGGCCGGTGAATACGACTCCGATAAGCGCGATGCGGTTAACGCTGTTCTTGACAGCACACTTGGTGCCGGAACAGGCAAAAAGTTCGATGATGCATTGTATTACTATAATGCAACGGACAAGAGCGATGCCTTCAGGAAGATGTCTCGTGCCGAAGCTGATCGTAAGTATAAGTCGGCGATGGAAACATTGGCACGAATTGCTGGCGATCTTGCGATGGCGTGATCTTGTAGTTCATCTACAAAAATTACCGAAAAACTTGGTGAACAATGGGGCCACAGTATAGTACTGTGGCCTTTATTAATTTAAAAATACGATATAGTTATTTCCTGGAGGTTTAATCCATCATGGAAGTAAAATATGTCGTATACTGTTATAGTTGCCATTGTAGCCTTTGTCAAGGAAAAGACATTTATGTTGGTAAGTCAAAGTATGGATTAGAAAATAGGCACAAAGGTCACGTAAAATGTGCTAAAAGAATTTTATCGGGTGAAGGTAAGCCCAAAGATATTAAATTCGATTATTTTCTTGCCAAACACGGAATTGAAAATTGTCATATTAGAGAGTTGAAAACATTTCTCACCGAAGAAGAGATGAATGATGGAGAAATTTTTTTAATTCAAGAAATGAAAACAGACATTTCATTTGGTGGAATGAATTTTGATATTGGCGGGAAAGGAGGTCGAAAAAAAGGACGTTATAAAATGTCTCAACAGGCTAAAGAAAATTTGAGCATATCGTTAAAACAATATTACTCTCACAATAGCTTTACCCAAGCTGCTAAAGATCATCTTTCAAATTTGGCAAAAAAAAGACATGAAGATGATCCTGAACTAGGAAAGAGAATAAATCATTCATCATGGGAGACGATTAAGAAAAAATGTCTTGAAGATGAAGAATATAATGAAGCATTCAAAAAAATGCAACTTGAAAAAGCGAACAAGGGTGGTCAAGCTTTTTTAAAAAAATTAGAAGATGAAAATTTTAAACAAGATTATTGCGAAAAAGTAAGTGAAGCAGTTTCTACGTGGTGTGAAGAAAACAAAGAAAAAGTTAAGCAAAGAGCAAAAAAAATAGCAGAGAATAGATCTGCTAATGGAAAATGGATTGAATCGATTAGAGAAGCTAACAAAAAAGTTACAAAAGAAGAGTACACAAAAAGAGTAGAAAAGGGTTGGGAAACGCGTAGGAAAAATCTTTTGAACAAATTAAAAGATTCTGATGATAATCAAGAAAATGAAACAGAGACAACTAACTCCTGAAGAAATTGCTGCGAATTTTGATAAATTTAGATCACTATGCGAGAAGCTTGGTGACCGATCACAATCAGCATTAAATCTTGTGGATTCTTTGGGAGAGCGTCTTGCAATTTGTCCTGCCTCGTCCAGACTAGATTTTCATAATTGCATGGTTGGTGGATTAGTCGACCATTCGCTGCGTGTTCTTTCGAATGCGATGAAGCTGTGCAAGGCATTTGGCTGGGAAGTTCCAAAGGATTCCCTAATCATTGGGTGTTTGTTTCACGACCTCGGCAAGGTCGGCGATCACGAGCAAGATTATTATCTTCCTCAGGATTCTGACTGGCATCGAGAGAAGCTTGGCGAGATGTACAAGTACAATCGCGATATGCAGTATATGACTGTTCCTGATCGCGGAGTTTGGTTGTGCCAACACTTTGGACTGAAACTAACCCAAGACGAGTGGTTGGCCATCAAACTAAACGATGGACAATACGCAGACGAAAATGCTCCCTACAAGATGAAGGAGCCGAGGCTAGTCGACATCGTGCACACGGCAGACCTTATTTCTACGAAGCAAGAAAAGGAATGACGCCATACTTAAATCTATGAGCGTATTATTACGTCGGTACATTAGATCGATTATTCTTGAGATCGAGGGTAACGCCCACGTACCAAACCAGATGCCAGGTACAAAAAAGCCAGGCGATAATGATAAGGACGAGGATGAGGTCGAGGAATTGGGCGAGTTCAGCGGCGCAGGAGCGATCGCTGGTTTTGCAGCGCCGCTTGGATACGCTGGTAAAGACGCCGAAGGTCCAGGTGCTAAGGGCGAACGCGACAAGCGTAAAAAGCCAGGTTGGCGCTGAAAAGAAACCTTGAACAGTCAAAAAGTTTTGTGGTAGGGTAGAAATACCTGCACGGTGCAGGGTGATATTCCTACCACAGGTTAGGAATAGGAAACGGAAAAGGATAAGGAAAATATTATGGCAATTGATCTAGAAGCAATTAAGCGTCGTGTTGCAGAGCTTTCGGGTGTGAAGAAGACGTCGTCGGTCCAGTTGTGGAAGCCGAGTCTTGGCGAGCACAAGATTCGATGTCTACCATGGAAGAACGCGCCAGATGGGCAACCCTTCATGGAGAGATGGTTCTATTACATTGGCGATAATGCTGGTATCTTGGCTCCCAACCAATTTGGCAAGCCTGATCCAATCAACGAGTTGATTCGTAAGCTATATAGCAGCGGTAAGCCCGATGATAGGGTTCTAGCCAAGAAGCTACAACCAAAGATGCGATGCTACGCTCCAGTTATCGTCCGTGGAGAAGAGGACAAAGGCGTCCAAATTTGGAGCTTCGGTAAGTTGGTTTATCAGCGTATGCTTGGATTCTTCCTCGACGAGGAGGTCGGTGATATTCTCTCCCCAACGGAGGGTTTCGATCTAAAGGTGTCGATTACGAAGCAACCAGGCAAGCAGTTTAACGATACGACAGTCGACCCAGCTCGTCGTCCAACGAAGCTACACGAGGATTCGAAGGTCGCCGAACAATGGCTTAATTCGATTCCAAATCTTGACGATATGTATCGTCTAAAGTCGACGCAAGAGATCGAGACTGTTCTCAATAACTGGTTGAGCGGTGGCACGTCCGAAGAGATGGCAACGCCTCCAACGACGAGAGGTCCAGCTCCAGCTGATGCGCTTGATGATTTGGTCGCTGAGGTTAAGGCTTCAGCACCAGAGAAGAAGAAGGTCAAGAAGACCGAGGACGAGGCACCTGTTAAGAAGCAATCGCTAGACGATGCTTTCGCTGACCTAATGGGCGACGACGACTGACGTCGTTGTCTGTTGATCAAAGCGCCGGAAATCAAATAGGTTTCCGGCGTTTGTACTATTAGAGCTTGATGGGGATAATAACTGTTATGGCAAAATCTAAATCCGAAGACAATCAAATTAAAAAGAGCAATAACGAAGTTGATAGCATGATGAAAGATCTTATTTCGTCTATCAACAAGGAGTTTGGAACCCGCATCGCTTTTAACCTTTCGGAAATGGATGCGCCGACCGTAGTAAAGCGCTGGATCGATACAGGGTCGATTCAGCTAAATTACGCTATCAAGAACGCTCTCGGTGGCGGTTACCCCGAGGGTCGAATTATCGAAATTTCCGGATTGCCCTCTTCAGGTAAGTCTCACTTGGCTTATCACGCCGCTGCTGTCGCCCAAAAGATGGGTGGTTTGGTCGTTTATATTGATACCGAAAATGCGACGCCGGTACAGAAGCTTGCCGACATGGGTATCGATGTTCGTAAGCGATTTGTCTATTGCGATTCGCACTGCACCGAAGAAGTTTTCTCGATCATTGAGTCGACAATCCTCAAGGCGAAACAAATCATCGAGAAGAACGTTCCCATCCTAGTTATTTGGGATTCCGTCGCGGCTACATCGCCAAAGGCTGAGCTTGATGGTGAATACGAGCAAAATTCGATTGGTCTTCAAGCACGCGCTATCTCCAAGGGCATGCGAAAGATCACTGGAGTTATCGGGCAGAATAATGTGACTTTGCTGTGTCTCAATCAAATTAGAGACAACATCGGCGTAATGCACGGCGATCCATTGACCACGCCTGGTGGCAGAGCTATTCCCTTTCACTCCTCCGTACGTATCCGACTTGGAAGTGGAAATCAAGTCAAGGACAAGAACGGTATGCCGATTGGTATTCATACCACGGTAACAATCAAGAAGAACAAGGTCGCTCCACCATTTCGCAAGTGCGAGTTCGATATCATCTTTGGTAGAGGAATTGTCGAAGACGAATATCTATTCGACGAATGTCGCGCTCATTGTAAGGAGAACGGTCCCGTCAAGCGCAAGGGTCACACCATTAATATTTCAGGTGAAGGCGCGTGGAAGGAACTTAGCGTTGTCAATGAAAAGACGGGTGAGGTTGTGGTAGAAAAGAAGTTCTATAAGAACGACTTCGGAGCGTTGATGAAAGACAATATCCATGGTCCTTTTATCATGGAAGTAATTGATGCAGCTTTAACTATGACTGCGGGTCCTGCTGCTGACCCGACAGAGATTGATGATAACGTTGCTGATGATGGAGGCACCGATGAGTGAAAGACCAACTAACCCAATCTGGATTAAAGTTTTAACAGACGATATTTCGCAAATTCCAGCATATCAAACATCTGGTTCCGCGGCTTGTGACTTAAAGTCCACCGATGAGTTAGTTATTCCTTCAGGAACGCGCGTAACAGTAGGAACTGGTATTAAGCTAGAGATTCCTAACGGTTTTGGTGCAATGGTATGCTCACGGTCGGGTCTAGCTGCCAAGAACGGAATTCAGGTTCTAAACGCTCCTGGCATCATTGATACCGACTATAGAGGAGAGATAAAGGTAATTCTGCATAACTCAGGTCAGTCAGAGTTTATTGTTAAAAAAGGCGATAGGATTGCACAACTTTTATTTTTCCCCATTTTTCAAGCCATCTTTCAAAAGGCAGAACTAATTGACAATACTGCTCGTGGCGAAGGCGGTCTTGGAAGTACTGGTGTTTGATGACTGACAGACCAATACTCATCGTCGACGGCGCAAATCTCTTTATCAGGTCTTGGGCCGCTTACCCAACGATGTCCGCTCATGGTTACCAAATGGGAGGATGTATGGGATTTATGAAGACGCTCGGAAGAATCTTAACAGAGATTCAACCTAAAGCTGTCTACGTAGCCTGGGAAGGTGGCGGTTCACAGCGCCGTCGACGTTTATTCCCCGAATATAAGATGGGTCGTAAGGCCCAAAAGCTAAATCGCTTCTATGGCGATGATATTCCCGAGTCGGAAGAGAATAAAAAACATCAGCTGATTTCGTTGTTGGGAATGCTAAAGTTTACGCCAGCTTGTCAGATTTATGTTTCCGACTGCGAAGGCGACGACATCGTCGCTTTTTTGTGTAAAGGACCATTTAGGCAAGAAAATAAGATCATCGTTTCGTCCGACAAAGACATGTATCAGTTGTTGGATGAAAAGACCAAGATTTATTCGTTGCACAAGAAGATCGTGCTTACTGCAGAGGACATTTTTGAAGAATATCGAATTAAGACCCACAACTTTGCGATTGCTAAGGCTTTGTGCGGCGATGTTGGCGATAACGTTCCGGGCATAAAAGGCATCGGATTCAAGACTGCGGCTACGAAATTTCCGATGCTTGGTAACGATTCAGAAATTCTTTTACAAGAGGTCATCGATTTTTGTCACTCGCATTCTTCCGAGTCGACTATTTATCGCCGCGTTTTGGAGAGTGAACATGATCTTAAGAGAAATTGGCGACTCGTTCATCTGGATGGTAGCATGTTATCAGCAGATCAGATTTCGCGCGTACAACATGTCATCGATACATTCGCCCCTCGTGTTGATAGGATTGGCCTTATAAAGGCCCTGGTTAAAGAAGGCGTTAATGACTTTGACATCGAAGCATTCATTTATGCTTTTAGATGCGTAAGTGGACTTGGATCTTCAAATAACTAAGAGAACACAATGTTAGACAACGAAAACAAGACGACCAAAGTAACTTTCGGTACGTACGGTAAATCATTCCAAGAAAAAATTGGACAAGCGTTATTGACGGATCCACGATGGGCCGAGCAGATGATGGAGGTTTTTGATTCTTCTTATTTCGAGTTGAAATATCTCCAGTTTCTTGCCGACAGGTACTTTGCCTATTCTAAGAAGTACAAAGTATTTCCAACGTTGCAACTTCTTGTGACCATTATTCGTGAGGATCTTAAGGTCGGTACCGATACTATCCTTCGAGATCAGATCATTGAATACCTCCAGCGTATGAAGGCGAATCCAGATCCAGGCGATCTACAATTTGTCAAGGATAAGTCTCTTGATTTTTGTCGCAAGCAAGCTCTAAAGGCAGCGCTTGAAGACGCAGTCGATCAAATGCAAGCAGAAAAGTACGAATCGATTGTAGATTCAATTCGAAAGGCCGTTCTGGTTGGAACAGCGCCAGCTCTTGGTCACGACTTTTTTGCAGATTACGAAGCTCGTTTTACTAGACTTCAACGAAACTGCGTCGCGACAGGTCTTGATGATCTTGATCGTAAAGAGATTCTAAATGGAGGCCTCGGCGCTGGTGAAATTGGCGTTATCGTCGCAGCTACAGGCGTCGGCAAATCTCACTTTCTTACGATGCTCGGCGCAAATGCCTTGAAGCAAGGCAAGAATGTTTTGCACTACACGTTTGAGCTGTCAGAAACAGCGGTCGGTGTTCGATACGATTCTAATCTTTGCGATATGGAATCGAATCAAGTCATCGACAGAAAAGAAGAAGTGCTCGAGAAGTACAAGGAAATGAAACTTGGCAGACTAATCATCAAGGAGTTTCCTACGAATACTGCGTCGATCTATACAGTTCGGTCACACATCGAACGTTTGGACGTCAAGGGTTTTAGACCAGATCTAATCGTTATCGACTACGCCGACATTATGCGTTCAACCAGACAATACGATTCTTTGCGCCACGAATTAAAACTAATCTATGAAGAGTTAAGAGGATTTGCGTCCGAAAAGGGCATTCCAGTCTGGACGGCTTCCCAATCGAACAAAGAAGGTTCTAATAGTGACGTCGTCGATCTTAGCAACATGTCTGAAGCTTATGGAAAGGCGATGGTCGCAGACGTAGTCCTATCTATCTCGAGAAAGTCCCACGAAAAGGCGACAGGTTGGGGACGACTATTCGTAGCAAAGAATCGAGCAGGTAGAGATGGTCTGGTTTTCCCAATTAAGATAGATACTGCTCGCAGTAAATTTGAAATTGCCGGACAGGCAGGCAATATGGAAGAAACCAAATTAGACGACGAAGCGGCGCAAAAACAAGCTTTACGCGCCAAATGGCGAGAACTTAAAAATGATTTTTCAACCTCGCGAAAAGAACATCACGAAGAATCGACAAATTCGATAACGGTAGCAGGACATTGAGTTATAGTTATTTAACTAATCGTTAAGCTTGGAGAAACAAATGAACACATTTACTCGTGACGAAGCTTTCACGGCATCCTTGAAGTATTTTAGTGGCGACGAACTAGCGGCAAGCGTATTCGTAGACAAATATGCCTTGAGAAATCCAAATGGACAATTGTTGGAACTTACTCCTTCCGACATGCATCGTCGCCTCGCCCGCGAATTTGCTAGGATCGAGGCTAAGTATCCTAATCCTCTTTCTGAAAAAGAGATCTTTTGTTTGCTAGCAGACGTCGAACACCTCGACGTCGCACAAAAAGACAGGATGTCTATTGAAGAGCTAGCGAAGGAATCTAGGGGATTAGGACCAGTCGTTCCCCAGGGTTCTCCTATGTCAGCAATTGGTAACGATTTCCAGTACCAGTCGCTGTCAAACTGCTTCGTCATTCAGTCGCCTTATGATTCCTACGCAGGTATTCTTAAGGCCGACCAAGAACAAGCTCAAATCATGAAGCGTCGTGGCGGTGTTGGTTTCGATATCTCTACGATTCGTCCAAAGGGTATCGTCACAGCCAACGCAGCTCGTACCACCGATGGTATCGGCGTCTTCATGGAGAGGTTCTCCAATACCTGCCGTGAGGTTGCTCAAGGTGGTCGTCGTGGTGCCTTGATGTTGACCATTGATGTTCACCATCCAGAAATTCGCACGTTCGTCAATATCAAGCGAGACCTTAAGAAGGTTACCGGTGCTAACATCTCTATCCGTCTTACAGACGAGTTTATGCAGGCAGTGAAGGATGGCGGAAAAGCTCACCTTAGGTTCCCAGTAGAGAAGGATGCTAAGCATTCTATCGAAGAGTGGGTCGACGCTAAGCAACTTTGGCACGAGATCATTGAGGCAGCTTGGGCATCCGCAGAGCCAGGCTTGCTTTTCTGGGATACAGTGAAGAAGAGAACTCCAACAGAGGCATACGCTTCTTGCGGTTATGGTTCGACTTCTACAAATCCGTGTGGTGAGATCGTTCTTTCTCCATACGATTCTTGCAGATTGCTTCTCGTCAATCTCTATAAGTTCGTCAAGAATCCATTCACTTCCGCCGCGGCTTTTGACAACGAAAGATTCAAGGACGTTGCTGTCAAGGCCCAAAGACTCATGGACGATTTGATCGACCTGGAGATCGAGGCGGTAGATAAGATTATCACCAAGATCCAAAATGATCCAGAACCTGAAGAAGTCAAACAAGCCGAGCTCGATCTTTGGAACAAGATTAAGAAGGCGGCTCTTGGTGGAAGAAGGACTGGGTTGGGTATCACGGCCCTCGGCGATACTCTAGCGGCGATGGGGTTCGTCTACGGCTCGAAGATTTCTATCCAGATGACAGAGTCTCTCTATAAGGCGTTGGCTCTATCTGCCTATCGTTCGACGGTAACGATGGCAGCAGAGCGTGGTGCATTCCCTGTCTTTTCTCACAAGCTTGAGGAGAAGCATCCGTTCATCCAACAAATTCTCGAGTCAGACCCCGACCTCGTAAAGGATTATAAGAAGCATGGTCGCCGAAACATCGCTCTAACGACGACTGCGCCAGCTGGTTCTGTTTCTGTTCTTACGCAAACGACAAGTGGTATCGAACCGGCGTTCATGCTCTTCTACAAGCGCCGCAAGAAGGTCAACGGTGATGATCCAAACACCAGAGTCGACTTCGTCGATCCGCTCGGCGACAAGTGGCAAGAGTTCATGGTCTACCACCACGCTTTCAAGAAGTGGATGGAGGTCAATCATAAGACCGAGGAGCGCGTTGCAGAGTCTCCATATCATGGCGGTACAGCCAATGAGATCGACTGGGTTGCCAAGGTGGATCTACAAGCGGCAGCGCAGAAGTGGATCTGCCATTCTATCTCTAACACTACCAATATTCCAAACTCAACTTCTGTCGACGTTGTTAAGGACATCTACATGAAGGGTTGGGAGACTGGATGTAAGGGCGTCACTATCTATCGTGATGGTTGTCGAACCGGCGTCCTTGTGGCCGAGACGAAGAAGGAAGAGAAGAAGGTTGATGGTCAACCGGAAGCTTTGGTAGAAAGCCACGCGCCAAAACGACCCAAGGAATTACCTTGCGATATTCACAGAATAAACGTGAGGTCAGGAAACGACAATGAGTCGTATCTTGTATTGGTTGGTAGGTTAGCTGATAAGCCTTACGAGATCTTCTGTGGGTTGTCTCAACATGTCGAAGTTCCGAAGAAGGCTAAGACGGGTCTTCTTATCAAGAATGGTAAGAAAGACGGTGTAGCAACTTATAATCTCCAGATTCCAATTGGCGACGACGACCACCTTCTTTTCAAGGACGTTGTCGAATTATTTGCAAATCCTAATCACGGTGCCATGACAAGGACGTTGTCGCTAGCACTTCGACACGGTGTACCAGTTCAATACGTCGTTGAACAATTACAAAAGGATAAGCACAGTGGTCTACAGTCTTTCTCTAAGGCTGTTTCTAGAGTCCTAAAGACTTACATTCCTGATGGAACTAAGTCGCAATCAGACAAGACTTGTTCTTCTTGCGGAGTTGAAGGCTTGATTTACAAAGAAGGTTGTGTTACGTGTGCGTCGTGCGGCTGGTCAAAATGTTGAGCTATTTATCCACAAACTAAGCAACTTTTACAACCCATCAAATAGTTATTAACATGATAACATGTCTTATCTGTTCAATAACATTTTCAAACAACATAGGTGGACAATTAACAAGTCACCTAAAAGATGCTCACAATATTTCTTTGAAGGATTATGTCATTAAATTTGATTACGATGGAAATCCTCCAAAATGTGAATGTGGTATCTGCGAAGATATTCCCGTTTTTTCTAGAGGAAGTTTTCAAAGATATGCTTTAAATCATCACAAATTTAATGTTAGAGAAAAGTTGTACATTCAAAAATATGGCAGTCCTAAATGTTATGAATGTCAAAATCCAGTAAAGTTTGATAGAGGTACTCCAAGAAAATATTGCTCTGCAAAGTGCGTCGGAAAAAACGTAGGTTTTTCTTTATCTGAGACGCAGAATACAATTAAAAAAGTCGTTCAAGAAAAATACGGGGTTTCTAATGTTTCCAACTTAGACTCTACGAAATCCAAAATTTCAGCTTCTAATTCAGGAAAAACCTGGAAGATGAACGATGAAGGAAAGAAAAAGATTAGTGAAGCTTCAAAAAAGCAATGGACAAATCAAGAATACAGACAAAAAATGTCTGAAGTTGTTTATTCGAAAGACGAACTACAACGGCGTTCAAGGTGGTTAAAAGAGAAAAATCAAGACCCAAAATTCAGAGAAAAAAACTTTAAGAATCACAAAAATAGACTCAGTAAACTTCATCAAAAAATTAGAGAAAAATTGAGCCTTGATGATCTAGGCTTTGTTTCTGAACAAAGAGTTTTGAAATATTTTGTTGATGAGTTAAATGAGAAAAAAAAGTTAATCGTTGAGATTTATGGCGATTATCCTCATGCAAATCCTAAAAAGTATTCAGAAGATTTTGTTGTAAGATTACATGGTCAATCGTTTACCGCTGCAGAGAAACGAGAACAAGACTTATTAAGAAAAAACAAGTTAGAAGAAGCTGGATATACTGTCATCGTTGTCTGGGAATCTGATGACATTGAAGAAAAGAAGAAAGAAATAATGAATCGTGTAGAATAGTTATTGAGCGGAGCACAACATGAAACTAAAGCAACTTCAACAAGAAAGAATCGAACAAATCATTAGAGAAGAGATGCGCGGCCTCAAAGAAGGTTGGGAGGCAGCAAATAAACTAAATCGAGTTTCTTCTCTTAACGAAAAAAATCTTTTTGAAGGTGAAACTCCTCTCGAGCAAGACATGTCTGCAGGTTCTCTTTCTTCTGCTTTGGAACAAACCTCTATGGACTCTGCACAGGCTTGTATCGTAGATTTCGATAACGAGTTACTAAAGCATATCGCTTCGGTTCTAAAGAGCCATGGATTACTCGCCGCTGGTGACGACGCTGGTAGCGTTTATGAAATGTTAGCTGATTTTGATGAAGACGCAATGGTTCTAGCGCAACAAGAATGTGCGTCTGATATCGTGGCTGCTCTTGAAAAATACATTTCTGAAATGGCTGTTTTGGCAGCTGGTGTATATTCGGGTCACGAATGATGAAAAAAGAAGCACTTCCTCCACTTACGCGAATATCCGTCAAGGATCTTCGACGATTAGTTAGGGAAGAATATGCCCGTGGCATTCCTGACTTTGTGACGACTAACGCAGCTTCTAATTGTGCAGAAGAAATGAAGCGTCACCTAGTAAGATACGTGCAACAAAAGGCTAATAATCCCCAAATGCAAAGAGAACTTCTGGGTCGCGCTAATGCCTCACTTGAAGACATGGAAAAGGAACTTAAGCAGGTTATTGAAAAGCACATGATGGCTTTTATCTACAACGTTTAAAGCTTTATAAAGCGAAGGCATGATGTGTTATTATGCTGTCATGCCTTCGCAACAGAACAAAGTAGAGTTAATTGGCTATTATGGATCGGATGAAACTCATGCCCTTTCAGCTTGGACGTCAACGTCGAGAGACCTGACTGAAGACAAGAAAAATAGAATCCCTAAACTACTTAAGATGCTCGCAGAAAACGGGCATGAAACGCCTTTTGAAAAGTCTTCGCTACATTTTCTTGTAACGACAGAGATAGCTACACACGCGCAACTCCTTAAACATCGCATCGGCGTCTCTATCAACGCCGAGTCTGCTCGTTATAAAGAGCTCAAGGACGATAAGTACTATGTTCCAGTCGATTGGGACCTCGAAGAACGTGAGCAATATATCGAACACATGGAAGCGAGTCTTCAAAAGTACCACAGTACGTTAGAACGCTTGGTACAAAAAGGGATGAGTCGTAAGCGTGCAAAGGAATCGGCTAGGCTTTATCTTCCATACGGTAATCAAATTACGGCTGACGTAATGTTTAATTTCCGTAGTTTTGTTCATTTCCTACGCTTGAGATATTCTGATCATGCTCAAGTCGAAATTAAAGACATCGCAAAGCAAATGTTGGACTTGGTCGTAGAAACCAATTCGTTCTCAGCTACTCTTGAGGCGTTTGGGTTGATGAATGGAAATGAATTAAGAGGACCGTTTACATGAGCAAATTAATCGTTATTGAAGGCGCCGATCGGTGTGGTAAAGCGACGCAAGCAAGGTTGCTTCGCGAATATATGGCCAGCTTTGGCATTATGTCGACCATCGTCGAAGTACCAATTAGGTCTGTCGTTACGTATAGAGTCGTATATTGGATGCTTCAGAATGGCCTCGCCAAAAAATTCCCAAAAACATTTCAAGTATTACAGTTCCTTAATAGAAAGATTTTTCAGATCTTTTCTTTGCCTCGTTTAGAAAGCGAGTACGATGTTATTATCTTTGATAGATGGAGCCTATCCACGATAGTGTACGGCGGCGCTTCTGGCGTATCAGACGAATTTACGACGCGATTATCAAAACTGTTGCGTCAACCTGATCACACATTCATACTTTTAGGACAATCTTTTCCACACGAAGCTGAAGATGTTTATGAAGCAGACAAGACTTTGCAGGAAGAGGTAAGACTACGTTACGCTGCCTGGGCGCTAAACAATCCAGACAAGACAACTGTGATTAACTGTCGTCAAAATAAGAAAAAGATATCTAAAGAGATTAGAGAAATTTTAAAGTCTAAAAAGATTGTTTCAAACTTTCGATAAAAACATGAATTGATACAAATTTTTGTCTTATTGTATGATGTGAAAGAGGTAAATTATGAGCTATAAGATTTCAGATTCTGTTGCGATGCGTTTTATTCAAATTTTTCAAGAAGCCGTTCTTTTAGGCATCGATGGTGCAGATCTTATGCGACAGGTTAGATTAGTTGTTGATGAAACAACGCCTGATACAGTTACATTATGTCCTGCATACGAAAAGCAAGTAGCCGAAATGCACCAAAAGTATTTGGAGGAAGCTGAGCTGCTAAAGACATCTTCTACTGACGTTTTTTCTAGCTGAAGCGTTTCATGACGCCGTCGTTAGTTTTTATAATTATCGTTTTTAGTTTTCTTACTATTTTGAGATTTTCTATTAGCGAGGATGATTAAATGGATAAGCTTCAACAGATGTGGACTCAACAGGAGTCCTTTATGCGACTTTTGCAAAAGAAAAGAAATTTTCCCGAGTTTCCAGTAGACGTAGCATCAAAGGGCGGTCAAAAATTTCTTAAGGGAATTACTCACGAATGTATGCACGAGCTTTTCGAAGCTAATATGATGCTGAAAAACTCAAAAGACCATAGAGCGACCGACGTTACCGAATTTGATAAAGATTCTTACGTAGAAGAACTTGTCGATGCGCTTCACTATTTTTTTGAGATCGCTATTACAAGTGGTATTTCGATGGACGAGTTACACGAAGCCTATATGAAGAAGGGTCAAATCAATATCGATCGTATTGAGAACGGTTATTAAAAAGCGCCGAGGGGGGGTTCCAATTTTTTAAATCGTGGTTATCATATACTTGTAACGGTTGATGAACCGTTTAAGGAGGAATTACACAAATGTTAGTTCGGTATAATGACACGATGCGTACACCCATGTTTGATCTGCTCGATTCTTTTAAACTTTTTAGCGATTATGAAAGAAAAGCTTCTAGGTATCGAAACGACACGATCGATGAGGAAGGCGTAAAAATTGAATTGCCTGGCATTAAAGCCTCAGACGTCGACGTCACTGTCGATGGTCGATCGCTTAAAGTTACAGGTAAATCACGTCATGGAACTGAATTTAGTTATTTGTATACGCTGAAGTCGACCGTTGATGAAACTGCTATTACTGCTAGACTAGTTGATGGTTTACTTACGATTTCGCTACCGAAGAAAGATGAGCACTCCGCTAGAAAAATTACTGTTACTACTTAGTCTGTTATAGCTGCTGCGAGTTGTTAGAAGGCCCGAGAAACTCGGGCCTTTTTTATTGATTTGTTTTATGTAAAACGAAACCTTGTGAGTATACAATCGAGACATGTCACCAGAAAAAGATGCAGATCTCTGTAAAAAGTATCCATTAATTTTTAAGCATCGCAATGGATCAATCATGGATACCTGCATGGCTTGGGGATTTGAATGCGGAGATGGATGGTTCGACCTCCTCGATACACTTTGTAGCGAGATTCAACGTTATGTAGACTGGAAGTCGAAGGATTTTTCGCAAGAAGAAAAAGAGTCTCTACAAGTTATTGCTTCACAAGTTAAAGAAAAATTTGGAACGTTGCGATTTTATTATTACGGCGGCGATGAAGCCATTGGCGGCATGGTCGACCTGGCCGAAGCTCTTAGCGCCAAAATTTGCGAAGACTGTGGTTTTCCAGGAAAACTGCGTTCAAGCGGTTGGCATAGAACCGTTTGCGATTCGTGCGAAGGTAAGAGAAAAAATTTCTAAATTCAAATAGGAAAATTGGATATTTATGTATATGCCTCGGGTTTTGTTGCTCAACGCCGATTGGTCACCCTTACAGTTCATTACCGACATAAGGGCATTGCGACTATTGATGAAAGGTCGCGCTGAAGTTATAACGCTTGATGAAACGCCAAGTATGTGGGACGAATATTACACTACTGTTTCTAGTAACTACCAGATCCCCGCAACGATTCGTTTGAATTTTCGTGTAAGCGTTAATCCCTCAGTAGCAAGGTTTAGAAAGAGAATCTTGTATAATCGTGATGATTGGTCTTGTCAATATTGCAATAAAAAGTTGGGCTGGAGTAACGTAACAATTGATCACGTAGTTCCAAAATGCAGAGGTGGTAAAACGACCTGGAAGAATTGCGTGGTTTGTTGCAAGATTTGTAACAGAAACAAAGGCTCCAAATTGTTGCACGAAGCTAACATGAAGCTATTGAAACAACCTTCAGAACCAAAGTTAATCCATTTTTGGAATTTAAGTGAAAAACAAAGTTGGCATAACGATTGGACTACTTTCGTCAATCCTCGCGACGCTTATTCGTCTTATGCAGTAGAATAAAATAACTTTCGTAAAAATTGTCGAAGATGGTGTATATTTAGCATTCAGGAGTCTGTTCATGGGCTTAAAGCTGAATGAGCTACAGAAAGTGGTAAAAAACGTTGTGAAAAATGAGAGAAATATTGATGCTCTCCGTGGAGAGATAGTTCGAACTCTTGGTCACACAATTCTTGTTTCTAGGGGTTTAGAAAGAATGGCTGAGAGTGCGAACGAGCGCCTCGACATTCTAGAAGCTACGGATAAATCTTACGAAAGAATTCGTCCAGCTCTGTTGCTTAAGTTCATCGATTCTTCTTCTCCTGAAGTTCGTAAATTAGTGGCTAGGTTATTACCGGAATCTTTTTTAAAGCCCCTCATGAAGGATTCTGATCCTGCTGTAAGGGCAACCGTAGCCAACAGACTACCTACGCATTTAGTTAACGAAATGACTCGTCGCTTTCCAAAAGACGATACGCTTCGTCAAATTTCCAAGGCTAAAAAATTGCTCGAAGCTGGCTTACCAACGCCAGAAATTGAAGACGAAGAATTCGACATGTATGGTCTTGAGCCAATCGGCGACGTTTTTGGCGATGTCGATTATCCCGATTTGACCGATGCGTGGTATGATACTTTGGCTTTAAAAATTCTCAACATGTACGGTAGAAACATCGAAGAACAATGGGAAGAAGCTACCGTTCATCAGTATGTCGACAGTATGGCTTCTATGGGCGTCGAGGTCGATCGTCAAAGACTATTAGACGCGGTTTACGACCTTTTAGAACAACGAGCCGATGCCGTGCTTGAAGAAAATTCGCTAGCATCAATTGCTGCAAGATTGCGTCTCGAAGAAACCGTCGTAATGCCCGTTATATCAGAATCAATAGATCCTGTTCAGCAGTTGATCGAATCGAGGCCCTCGCCAAGTGACTACATTAAGAAGTTCGAAGAACTATTTTCTGTCAAGTACGTTAACTCAAAAAATCCTGCTGCAGCTATAATGACTGAAGGAACCACGCGTGTGGTACATCCAGCCTCTGCACAATTATTCAACAAGTCCATCAGAAACGTCGACGAAAAAGCAGTCGATGCTTACGTAAACGCCTGGAATTCTAGAAACAAGATGAAGGGTGAAAATTATTATAAGCTCGCTTGGACGCAAGGCGACGTTGACGGATTAGTTAATTTCCACCTGGAGTTAAAGTGATGAAAAAAAGGATTTCCGAATCGATCGAAATGATGTTGACTGTTGAACCAAATTTACAAGTAATGACGGACAATATGATTGCCGAGTGGGGCGGTACGCCATACCCACAATTATCCGTAGCTCTTGTTCATCTTAAGTATTTGGCAGCGTTGCACCAAAATCATCACTGGACATGCATGGGCGATCCTTATTATGGTGATCACCTTCTTTTTGAAAGACTTTATGGCGACTTAGCCGCTGAGATCGACGCGATCGCCGAAAAGTCGATTGGTCTTGGTTGCACTGCAAATGTCGATCTTCAACTTTTGCATTCCCAGCTTCTTAAACTAACGGTCGGCGCAGGTTCTGCGTCAACGATTCCTCAGTCGACAGATTTAGCTAAGAAATCTTTAATGGCGGAGATGAACTTCTTGGCTGTTATGAAACACCTCTGCGATTCACTTAAAGAATGTGGTTTGATGACACATGGCCTCGACAACCTCCTCGCGGGTATTGAAGACAAGCACGAAGGCCACGTATACTTACTGAAGCAAAGAATCTCTAAACCGCTAGTTTGAGGAATTTATCGTGGATCCAATGTTAGCAACGATCATGTATTTCGCAGGAAATTTTATCCCCCAGGGATGGATGCCTTGCGACGGTTCTACGTTACAGGCGCAACAAAACGTAGCCTTATTTTCTTTGCTTGGAAACAGATTTGGTGGTGATGGTATCCACACTTTCTGCCTTCCAAAGATTCCTGATCTAAATGGACTTAAGGCAATAATCTGTGTTGAGGGTATCTACCCTGCAAGACCATAAGGAAATAACATGAAAATCACAACAGCGCAATTAAGAAAATTGATTAAAGAAGAAATGACTGCGGTTATGAGTGGCAAAGATCCGCAACGTTTTCTTCACGGTCATGAATCTGGTCATCCAAACGACGATGAAGGATACATGATGAAATTGCGTCTTGCTTCACTCAAAAAAATGGCTATGGAAATCTGCGAATTGGTAGAAATGGGCGACCAATTTCCAGGTTGGGTCCAAGACCACGTTGCAGTTGCACATGAAAACATGCACCAAATTCACGGCTACTTGACTGGCGACGAGATGATTCGTCAGCACGGTGCAAACCAATTAAGCGTCGCTGAAGGTCTAAAGAGAATCGACGAAGCTCACACAAGAATTACTCCTGAAGAATTAGCTGCATGGCAGAGCGGAGATTGGGGATTCATATCAGAAGCAGACAAGGAAGAAGTCAAAGACCCAAACGACCAACCTGGTTCTTGGGCTGCGGATTATGAACCTTGCAAGTCTTGTGGTTTTGACCACCGATACGAACCAGCTGAGGCATTAGCAGCGCATAAGAAAAAGAGCAAGAAATAAATTATTTCGTGCTATTGTAAAAGTAGCACAAAAAGAAATAATTTGTTGACATGCAAAGAACGCTTTGTTTCGATGACGTGTTGCTCGTTCCTCAGTACTCAGATATCGAGTCTAGATCGACAGTAGATTTGTCCGTCGCGGGATTTGATGATCCAGATGCAAGGTTAATGCCTGAATTGCCTGTCTTGACTTGTCCGATCGTCGGTTCTCCGATGGACACGGTTATGAGTCCTGAATCTGCGATTATTTTATCAGAGATCGGTGGATTTGGAGTGTTTCACCGTTATTGTACGATTGACGATGCCAAGAAATCGTATCTTAAATTTGTCGAATTAGCAACAGATACTGACGCTCCCCAAAATGCTATGGTTGCAATCGGCGCGACTGGAGATTACCTAGAACGCGCTCATGAATTATACGAAGCAGGTTGCAGGGCTTTTTGTATCGATGTTGCTCACGGCCATCATGCTTCGGTAAAAAGTGCATTAAAAGAAATGCGTTTGAAGTTTGGTGATAATGTGCACATTATGACAGGCAACGTTGCAACGCTTGAAGCGTTTAACGATCTTGCAGACTGGGGATCGAATTCAATTCGTGTCGGAGTAGGTGGAGGATCGATGTGTTCAACTCGTATTCGGACAGGCCATGGTATCCCTACGCTACAATCAGTTATGGATTGTGCAAAATCCGATAGGGATGTTTTTATTGTTGCCGACGGAGGAATCCGTAATTCGGGCGATGCCGTTAAGGCTCTAGCTGCAGGAGCCGACATGCTGATGTTGGGTTCAATCCTCGCAGGCCACGACGAGTGCCCTGGCGAATTAATCGATGATAAGGGATTGACTTATCGATCTTCCGGCGCTGCCTTGGGCGTCCCATTGTTTAAGAAATTTAGAGGTATGGCCTCTCGTGAGGCACAATTAAATTGGCGTGGCCGAGTTTCTGTCGTAGAAGGCGAATCTACGATGGTTCCATATAAGGGTCGCATGCTGAATACGATCGCAGACCTTTTAGAAGGAATTAGATCTGGATTGTCTTACTCTGGCGCTCGCACGATTAGAGAACTTCGCGGTAAGGCTAAGTTCGTCACAGTGACGCCTCAAGGCGTTCAAGAAAATATACCACACGGTAAACGGTAAATTATTTCTTGGGCTTTATGCCTTTATTCTTCATGCTCCAAGCCACTGCCCACGGGTTATCGACGTCTGGTTCTTTCTTAAGAGCCTTAACTACATCTTCATAACCCTTGGGCGTCACCTCGTCGAGACTTGATTCGCCCATACCACATTCGCAAGTTGCTTCACTCATGCCGCACTCGCCGCACATACCAGCACCTTCTGAAAGTCCACAAGAGCAAGAAGCGTCAACCTTAGGAGGCATTTGACCGCACATCGGACAAGTATCGCTATCGTCACATGCACATTGACCGTCGATTGGCATTTCGCCGCATGCTGGACAAACGACAATGTCTTCTGAAACGTCTCTAACACCTACTGCGCCAACATCGGCGATGTCTTTTACGTCACCAACTTTTGTTCCAAAGACTGGGTCAATTGGCTCGCCGAACATTTCTAATAGCGCTTTTTCTAACTTCTTGTTCATGGGAATAAATATAACCGATAATTAAGATTATCATATGGCAGATTCTATGTTAATAGCGATTAGCGTGATGCTGTATGGAACTGCTTTTGTTTTAGGGTTCCTTGTTGGGCGTTCGAATGCAAGTCCAATTGCTTCGAGTCTAGAAAAGGGATCGTTTTTAAAATCAACATCGACAAAGGCGAAGACCGCAGTTCAAATCGACGAAAAACGATTTGTGACATCGATTTCGACAGATTCCTTGGAGAAAAAAGGAAAAGACTTGGGGACTCAAACTGTCGTAAACGACAGCGTCGATTCTGCAGTTTCAAAGCTGGCGATGCTCAAAAAAAAGTAGTATACTGTATTTAGGAGATAAACATGGCTAAAGGATTAGACGTCGGTACATCATTTATCGTTCTTGCTTCTGAGAGCGCAAAAGGCAAAGTTGTTTACAAGGATTTTCGCGATGCCTTTTACGTTATCAAACCTTCGACACCTATCGCGACGAAGATGATTGAGAAGGGTTTGGCAGGAAAGACATTCGTTAAAGACTCCGACGGTTCTTTTATCATTCTGGGTAAGGATGCAATCGAGAAGGCAGTAGAAAGAAATGATTCGGCGAAGCGACCAATGTATAAGGGCGTTGTCTCATCGAAAGAAAAAGACGCCAGAAGAATTTTGACGTACATCCTTAAAGAGGTAGCTGGCACTCCTACGGAAGCTGGTGAAAAATTAGTCTTTTGCGTACCAGCTCAACCTGTTGACCAAGAAGACGAAGACTTTGACGTTGGATATCACGAAGACGTTATCATCAAGTTATTGACCGAAGTTGGTTACGCTGCTCGCGCAATTAACGAAGCAGAAGCTCTATGCTATTCTGAATTAGAAAACGACGACTATACTGGCGTTTGTCTGTCGTGGGGCGCAGGCATGGTCAACGTTTGCGTGATGCTTAACGGTGAGCCTGTTGTTAAGTTTTCTACTACAAAGTCAGGAGATTGGGTGGATCGCATGGCCGCGGTAGCGACTGGCGAATCTGATTCAATTGTACAAGCCGAAAAGGAAAACGGCGACTTCGTAGTTGGTGAACCAAACGAAAATCAGGTTTTATCGGCCGTCGCAACCTATTACGACCGTCTTATCGATTACACGACGAAGCAACTCGCCTCTGCGATGGACGGTCACAAGTCAATTCCAAAGTTTAAGGATGCTTTGCCTGTCGTCGTGGCAGGTGGAACTTCCAAGGCCAAGGGTTTCGTGGATCTATTTGCCAAGAAACTTGAGGAAAATGGATTCCCTCTACCCGTCAAGGAAGTTCGTCATGCAGCTGATCCTCTGCACGCAGTCGCTCGTGGCTGTTTAATTGCGGCGCAGGTAATGTAATATGCTTGCATGAAAAAAGTCGAGTTCAAGGACGGCCTGGCAATAAACGGCGACTCCACGTCGCAAGAGATTGTAGACATTGTGAAGGACTATCTGGGGAACGCTAACGTTCCCCTCATCGCCACCGATCCACCGTATGGCAATATCGTTATGCAGGATTGGGATCGAGTCAAAATGTCCGACGACGAGTACGCAGATCATATGATTCAGTGGACTCGATTGTGGTCGCAGCTCCTCGAACAAGGCGGAGCTTTCTATGTCTGGGGTGGAATAGGTCTACCTAACTTCAGACCGTTCATCAAGTATTTGACACGTGTGGAAGACAACAACTTTAAGATGTCGAACTTGATCACGTGGTCGAAGAAGCGCGCCTATGGTGTCCAGAACAACTATCTTTTTACGCGTGAAGAATTGGCGTATTTCGTCAAGGGCAATCCAAAGAAACCCCTCAAGTTTAATATCCCGCTATTAGAGACGAAGCGAGGGTATGCCGGTTACAACGAGAAGTATCCAGCCAAGAGCGAGTTCTTTCGTCGTACCAATGTCTGGATGGACATCAACGAGATATTCAAGGGCAAACTTCATCCAACACAAAAACCTTCTCGCGTTGTAGAAATCCCGATCGAAGTTCATACTGATCCAGGAGAATTCGTCATCGATCCTTTTGCGGGATCCGGCGCGACTGCGTTCGCTGCCAGAAAATTAGGCAGGAAGTTTATCGTTGTTGAAAAGGACGAAGAGATCTTTGAAAAGATGATCGAAAAATTGTGATCGACCGCGTGCATGAAAATTTGTCTAACGATGTGTTATTGTAGTTAGACAAACCTTATGTCGCATACTCCCAAACGTTTCGTCGGTCTTCACGGGCACTCAGGCGCGTCGGTTTTCGATGGACTCGATTACCCACAAGATCACATTGATTTCGTCATGGAAAATGGCATGGACGCCTGGTCGCTTACGGACCACGGCCACATGAATGGATTTGGCCATGCGTATCTCCACGCCGAAAAATTGCGAAAGTCAGGCAAGAACTTTAAGCTAATTCCTGGTTGCGAGATGTACGTCCATCCCGACCTGAAGCAGTGGCAGGTTGACCTCGAAAAGTCAAAAGAGAAGCCAGCGAAGAACGAGTCGATTATTACGCCGCTGACGGCCGTGGTCGACGCCAACGACGAGACGGTAGACGTCGGCGTCGAAGAATCTACGCTGACTATCGAGAACGAGGACGAAACTAAGTCGGGCAAATACAACGATCCAGTGAAGCGCAGGCACCACCTGGTCGTGCTTCCAAAAACATCCGTTGGTTTGCAAAGGCTATTTCACCTAGTTTCTAGAGGGTACCTGGAGGGCTTCTATCGCTTCCCCCGTGTCGACTACTCTATGTTAAAGGAGGCCGCGAAGGGCGGTCATCTGATGGTTAGCACCGCTTGTCTCGGCGGACCATTGTGTTACGACGTTTTTGAACAACTTCAGAAGGTTTCTTTCGAGGAATTAAAGTACACTCTTCTCGACGATTCGGCCCTTTTTGAGCGGGTGTTGACGTCGATGGGAAATACGTACGACAAGCTGGTCGACGCTGTCGGTAAAGAGAACGTCTGCCTGGAGATTCAATTCAACAAACTATCGGCGCAACACTTGGCCAATAGGGCCATCATCGAGTTCGCGAAGCGTAATTCTCTGACCGACCGCCTCGTAGTTACTTGTGATTCACACTATTCTCGACCCGACCACTGGAAGGAGAGAGAAATCTACAAGAAGCTGGGATGGCTCAATTACCAAAGTTTCGACCCAAACTCGCTTCCGAAGTCGCCCGAAGAATTGAAGTGCGAGCTTTATCCCAAGAACGCGACGCAGATCTGGGATACGTACCGCCAATCGACAGAAGGTATGACGTTCTACGACGACACGATCGTCTGTGACGCCATTGAACGAACTCACGATATCGTTCACAATGAACTCGCCGACATTCAACCCGATCGTTCGATGAAGCTACCGTCCTACGTCATTCCAGAAGGTATGACGGAAGACAAGGCCCTCGTCGCTGCGTGTAAGGAAGGATTGGTCTGGCGCGGTTTGGCAGATAGACCCGAGTACATCGAGCGCCTCAAATACGAGTTAAAGATCATTCGCGACAAGAAGTTCTCCAACTACTTCTTGACGATGAAGGCCATCCTCGACATTGCAAGAGAAAATATGCTCCTTGGCCCAGGCCGCGGTTCGGCCGCCGGTGCCTTGGTTGCATATGTGTTGGGCATCACCAACCTCGATCCAATCGAGTACGACCTACCCTTCGAGCGATTCATGAATCCGGCTCGCCAAGGTTATCCCGATATCGACAGCGACATCTCGGATCGCGATAAGTTGCTCGAACTCCTTCGTGATAAGTTCGGCGCGCAGAACGTAATTCCAATCTCGAACTATAACACCTTCAAGCTAAAGAGCCTCATCAAGGATATCTCGAGGTTCTATGGAATTCCATTCGAAGAAGTCAACGCTGCGATGGCGCCGATTGAAGACGACGTGAAGCGCGAGCTGTTCAAGCCAGGCACCGACAAGAACCTCTTCGTGCTTACCTACGAAGACGCGATGAAGTATTCAAAGTCGCTACAGGACTTTATCGCCGCGCATCCCGAGGTCGCAGGACCCATCAAGATTCTATTCAAACAGAATCGGTCTCTTGGTCGTCATGCTGGCGGCGTCATCGTTTCGGAAAACATTGCCGAGAGAATGCCATTGATCCTCGCCCGCGGTGAACCTCAGACGCCGTGGGTCGAGGGCATGACCTATAAGCACCTCGAGGAACTTGGCTGGATTAAGTTCGACTTGCTCGGCCTCGAAACCTTGCGCATCATTGAGCGAACCATCCACCTTATCCTCCAGCGTCGAGAAGGTATCGCCAACCCGACGTTTCCACAGATCCGTGCGTGGTTCGATAAGCACATGGATCCGAAGAACATCGACCTGAACGATCAAAAGGTCTATGAATACGTTTACCATGAAGGTCGATTCGCAGGCGTATTCCAGCTTGCAGGTCAAGGCGCGCAGCGTCTCTTTATGAAGGCGAAGCCCAAGAACATTATCGATATCGCGACCTTGACATCGATTTTTCGTCCGGGCCCCCTCGCCGCAGGCGTCGATAAATTATATGTCAACTCGAAGAACGAACCAGACAAGATCGATTATCAACATCCTTTAATTAAAAAGGTTTTGGAACCGACGTATGGTTGTATCGTATTTCAGGAGCAAATCATGAAATTGTGCTCTGTCGTTGCTGGTTTTCCCGAGGCAGAGACAGACACGATTCGTCGAAATCTATTGAAGAGAACTGCTGCGAAGAGAGATGCTAACTTTGACGAAGCGAAGAAGACGAAGGACGAATTCGTTGCCGGATCGGTTAGAAATGGCGTTCCTGAAAAAATTGCCGACGATCTTTTCGAGAAGATCTTGTACTTCGCTGGATACGGCTTTAACGCATCGCACGCTGTGTCTTATGCGATCGATTCTTACTATTGCGCTTGGCTCCTCACCTACTTTGAGGAGGAGTGGCTGTGCGCGTATCTCGAGTCGATGTCGGGTACCGACGACAAGCGAGCCAAGGCGTTCTCCGAAGTGAAGGCTCTCGGTTATAAGATCGTCAACGTCGACATCAATTATGCAACGGATAGTTGGACGATTCTAGATGGCAAGCGATTCATGCCAAGCTTCTTGTCCTGTAAGGGCGTTGGCTCGGCGGCGATCGAAGAACTCATCGAGAATCGACCCTATAAGTCTATCGAAGAGATGCTGTGGTACCCGACAGGTCAATGGCGACATTCAAAGTTTAATAAACGAGCGCTTGAGGCTCTTGTAGCCATCAAGGCTTTCGATTCTCTCGATTGCGTCGGTCCCGACAAGACCTTCAACAACTACAAACAAATGTACGAAGTGTTGATCAATCGCAACAACGAGATCAAGAAGTGGACGAAGAAGAATCCGACTGCAGGTATGGAAGCTTTCAAGGCAGCGTTAATCGAGACCCAGGACATTGAAGACTGGACGCGCCGCGAAATTGTCGACAATAGCACCAAGTACCTGAGTTCGTTCAACCCAGCAACTCTGGTACCTGACTACATCCTTTCCAAGTTCGAAGAGAAGGGAATTAAGCCTATCGACGAAGTAGAAGCCAGCGACGTCTATTGGTTTGTAGTCATGGGCGTCAAGGAGAAGAAGACGAAGAATGGTAAACCATACTTGATGTTGGATACTTCGGGTCCAACTGGACAAATCAAACGACTGTTTTGTTGGGGTTGGAATGGCGAGACCGAAATCCCTGTTTATTCGGTCTGTATTTCAGAAGTCACTGTAGATAGTTTCGGGTGCAAAACGTTCGTTAGTAAGATTAAGATCTTGGAGGGTTGACATGAAAACAGGCGGTATTATCGTTGAGGGCGCTGAACAGCAAGGTAAGTCTACTTTCTGCGACAAATTGTCAAAACGACTCGGTGTAGAAATCATTCATATGCACAAAGGCTATGGTTTCGTCGACGGCAAGTTCGATTACCTGACAGGTTATTTTTACGACATCGATCGCCGACCTGGTCCTTTCATCTACGATCGCTCGTATGTTTCCGAGCTGGCTTATGGCAAGGTTTTTCAGCGAAACAATATAACACCAGAAATTCTGCAAGGAATTGAATCTCGCTTTCAGGATCTAGGTTATTTTCTTGTCCTACTGGAACTAAACTTGCCGTGGATCGATCGAGCAGAGACTGTCACTCAAGAGCAGAACGAAAAAGTCAAAAAGGCTTACCGAGAAGTTTTTCCGCAACTAAAGATCGACAAATTCCTGATAAATCCATCGGATGACGCCGTAGAATTTATCGCTAAACAATACGAGGCCAGAAGATGAAAATTTTGCTATTGACCTATGGTAACGAGAGTTCTATCGAGATGATTCGCAGCATCGCGGAGCTGAATACTCACGAAGTATACGGTTGCCACTATGATACGATCAACGCAGGCCTCGCATACCTGAACAAAAATTACATTGTCGAATGCCCTAATCCTTTCAAGACAGCGCCCCAATTCTTGAAGTGGTTGGACAACTTCGTCATCGACGCAGATATCGACAAGGTTTTTGTTACAAATTGCAAGATGCTTAAATTCTTGTACGACAACTGGAACGATGTTGGTTGTCACGACAAGCTAGCGATCCCTGGCAAGGATAATTTGGCTCCATGTTTATTCAAAAATAAGTTATACGAACTATTACCGGATATTTCTCCGAGAGTTTTTAAGAGTCATGAAGAAGCACCAACCGACGTCGATCTCTTCGCCAAGCCTTGTTATAGTTCCTCTGCCGAAGGCGCTCGAAAACTAAAGAACAATGTTGCTTCTTGGCAAAGCGTTACGACGGAAGATGTCGTGACCGAATACCTACCAGGAGAAGAGTTCACGGTAGATTGTGTCTCTACTCCAGACGGCGACGTAGTAGACTGGAATGTGAGGCTTCGAGCTAGAATTAGGGATGGCATTACTTCGTACGGTCGCTCGGCTCCCGAATATTGGGAGTTGATCGGTGAGCACGTTAAGACGATCGCTAAGAAGTTGAAACTACCCTACTTTTGGTTCGCTCAATTTAAGTTTGATTCTAATGGCGTTCCTAGGTTGCTCGAGGTTAACTGTCGAATTAGCGGTAGTTTTTGCATTACAAAGGCCTCGCGAAAGGATTACGTCAAATTCGCAATGGCGGATTTCGCAGATGGAATTATCGTGAAGGGTCCTGCAGGTGGCCGTCATGCGATCGCTCGCCACATGAATGTCTTGCCAGTCGCAAAGAAAACTTGGGTGTGGGACATCGACGGCACAATCTGCACAGAAACTGGTGGTAACTATCACTTGTGCGAACCATTTACGGATGCTATTAAGAAGCTAAACATGTTGCACGATAGAGGCGACGAGATCGTTTTACATACCGCCCGTGGTATGAAGAGGTTCAACAACGATGTTTCGGCAGTTTACCAAAATCTTTATGAACTAACCAAAAAACAATTAGAGGCGTGGGGTGTAAGATACGATAAGCTCATTATGGGCAAACCTTATGGTACGTTAGTCGACGCTGACGCTATTACAGTTGACGATCTACAATTAGAGGAGACAAAATGAAAACCACAACGGCATTGATGCTTACGCTTGGACACAATTCTTCTGCAGTTTATTTCGATGGAGAAAAAGCCGTCGGGTACGAAGAAGAGAGACTAAACAGAGTTAAGTCTTCAAGCGCTTATCCGCGTTTGTCTCTTGAGGAGATCGAAAAGAACGTAAAGATTCAACCCGGAAGTTACGTTTTTGTATCACACTGGTTTGATCGTTTAAACTTCGACGAAACCTCTAGCAAGTATTTTGATAAAGAGCACTTCGATTCTTTCGTCGCTAAGTACTCTTTGCGTAAAGTCATTTTGAGCGAAGGATTCACTCATCACGATGCCCACGCATGGTCAGTCGTTTCGTTCCTGAGAAATAAGCGGCAACCACGCCACGATGCGCTACTTTCGCCGGGTGATAAGTTCCACGTGATTGCTGCAGATGGTTATGGAACCTTCCAGGAAGTCTTTAGCGTTTATGAATTCGACGCTAACGATAATTCTTCTAGACTGAAGTTAGTCGATAGGTTCCATGGCTACAACTATTCTTTGGGACTTATGTATCAATATGCTACTTCGTATTGCGGCATGAAGGAGAACCAGGACGAGTATAAGTTCTTGGGATACGAAACGCATGTTACGAATCTTTTATCTCCAAGCTCGATTGATCTTTTGAGAGATATCGCTCGCCAAAAATCAACGAACATGTTCAATTCGATGATCTCTACGAAGGATTGTAGATCATCTACCTGGCAAGACCCAAACAACCTCGTCAACTTGAAGTCGCTGTCGGAAACAAAAGAATACTGGACAAAACACTTCGACGAAGTATTGTCCGCCGTATCACCAGGAATTTCAGGTCGCAACCTGAGAATCGTCATCGGTCACTATATTCAAGAATTGATCGAGGGCGTTGTCACAAAGATGATCGACCATTATTCTATTAAACACTTAGCTTTGGCAGGTGGAATTTTTTATAACGTTAAGTTAAACAACAAGGCTTTACATAAAGTGCCTGGATTGTTCTCGGTCGTGCCACTGGCTGGCGATCAAGGTTGCGGCGTCGGTATGTACGAAGCTCATGTTGGTGGATTCGAATGGGGCGATTTAAAATGGGGGCCGCGACCACAGTTCGCTACGTGGCAATCGAAGGTCTCGACTGAAGACTTATCAAGGTATGGTAATCATATTCAATATTACTCGGCAGCAGACAGAGAGCGCGCCGTCGAAGATACGGTCAGCTCGCTCGAAGCCAACGAATTAGTCAACGTAGTAAAGTGCAAAATGGAGTTTGGTCCAAGAGCGTTGTGCAGCACGACCACGCTGGCTATTCCAACTACATCCAATGTCGAGATTATTAACGACATTAACGAACGCGATACCGTTATGCCGATGGCGCCAGTTATGTTGAGTTCCGCCGTCGATAACTTCTTCGATACCAGCTATAGCAATCGTGTAATTGGTTCGGATAGATTCATGATCTTAACGTACGACTATGTGTCTCCAGATCTTGAAAACTACGGAGGTATCGCTCACAAGTATCCTGACTACGACGTGTGGTCTGGTCGCCCACAGCTAATCGATTCAGACGATGCCTTTATGACATCCGTACTTTCTAAGCTAAGCCATAAGTCTAAGGCGCTGATCAATACTAGTTTCAACGCACACGGTCGACCAATCGTTTACGCGTTAGATAGCGTATTGGATAGTTTTAAGTTTGAATTCGATAAGGCTATGGAGCTTGGTCATAAGCTTCCCCTTCTCTATCTTTGCGACTTTGATGGTTGAACATGATTATCGTAAAACAGCCTGAATTTGAGAACGACGACTATCTGTTTAGGATTGAAGCGCATAAATTACCAAAAGCCGGAGAAGCTCTGTCTTTTCTTAAGAAGATCGATCCGTTTGCAGCGGATTACTATTGGTCGAAGAGACAGGCCTTTCTGACGCAAGATACCAATCCAAGCGTTTTTTCTAAATTTGTCCAGGATAAACCTAGCTTGAGGAGCTTGTCCGACTTAGACGCGTTGGACTCTACGATCTATACTGTCGCTTGTGAAAGAGAGAATAATCTTGGTTATCGAGATATTCTTATGAATTTAAAGCGACACCTGTTGCAAAAACCTGAGACTCGTCGTTGCATGTTAAGATTCGCCAATAGCTATGAAAGATACCATATCAGCGAGTCTGCAAGACCCCTAGATGTGACTTGTCTAAGTTTAATTCATTATCTAAAGCAAGGACCTAAACTAGTTTTTAGGGCGTCAGATGTAAGAAACGAATTGTTGGTCGATATCTTGACTATCAACGAATTTTTTATCGATCCTGTTTATAATTCTAATTTCAAAAATTACCAGATGTCAGTATATTCTTCTACCGCACAGTGTGTTTCAAGCTGGAATAACTTTGTAAATTTATTGCAGCGTTCGTATAGCGTCGGAGGAGAAAATAGATGAAATGTTTGATAACGGGCATCGCAGGATTATTGGGCGCAAACTTTTCGAGACATCTACTAGAAAAAAATTACAAAGTAGTCGGAATTGACGATTTAAGTGGAGGATACGAAGAGTTTGTTCCACCCTCGGCAATTTTTTATAAAGTCGATTTAACTCGCGCAGATGCAGTCAATCAAATCTTCGAAAGAGAAAGCCCAGATTGCGTTTTCCATTTCGCTGCTTACGCCGCAGAAGGATTGAGTCCTTTCGTCAGAAATTACAACTACACCAATAACGTTATCGCTTCTGCGAATGTAATCAATGCTGCTATTAACAACAACATCAAGAAAGTCGTCTATACTTCTTCGATGGCGGTTTATGGTACAGGTAATCCACCATTCGTAGAAGAACAATTGCCGATTCCAGAAGATCCCTATGGCATCGCGAAGTATGCTGTAGAAATGGACTTTAAGTTGGCGCGCGAAATGTTCGGCCTGCGATACAGTATTGTTCGACCACATAACGTTGTTGGTGTTTACCAAAACATATGGGATCGCTATCGTAACGTAATCGGGATATGGATTAGACAGGCTATTGCAGGCGAACCACTTACGATATATGGAGACGGCACACAAGTCCGCGCCTTTTCCGACATCAAATTCTACATGGAACCATTTGAGAAATTGATGACCGATCACGATGGTGAAATCTTTAACATTGGCGCCGACAAGTATGTTACGATAAACGAGGCCGCCGACGTGGTCCTAGACGTTGCTAAAGAATTTGGTATTAACGCGACTAAGGTTCATTTAGAAAAGAGAAATGAGGTTCATGCTGCTTATTGCGACCATGCGAAGGCTCGTAATCTTTTGAACTTTAACGACGATACTAACCTAAGAGAAACAGTAAACACGATGTTCGGTTGGGCGCTAACTCAACCTGTTCGCGACACGAAGCGTATGAAGTACGAGATAGAAAAAAACATTTATTCTTTTTGGAAAAAATGAGGTATAAGTTAACATGAAAATGAAACGCGTATTAGTTACGGGTGGCGCTGGATTTATTGGTAGCAATTTAGTAAAAGCTCTCGTCGATAGGGGCGCAGAAGTCGACGTCGTCGACAATATGTCGAATGGACATAAAGAGTTTGTGCCAGCTGGTTGTAACTTGTTCGTTGCTGATTTTGCGTCGGAAGATATTCTGTCGAAGATCAAGGCAAAAACATACGATGTAGTTTTTCATTTGGCTGCAATTCCTCGTGTTAGTTACTCGGTTGAACATCCTGTTGAAACGCACGAGACGAATGTGAATGCTACATTGAAGTTGATCGATACATGTAGAAACAACATTAGACGATTTGTCTTCGCTTCATCATCGTCAGTATACGGTGGCGCCGATGCTTTGCCAACGCCAGTTTCTTCTCCTAAAAACCCAAAGTCGCCATACGCTTTGCAGAAATCTATCATAGAAGACTATTTGTCTCTATATCACCTGCTGTACGGTCTCGACTCAGTAAGCCTTAGATTTTTTAACGTTTTTGGACCTAATCAGTTAGGTGATTCTCCGTACGCTACTGCAGTGTCAGCCTGGTTGACTGCTATTCACCATGGAAGATCGATGCGATCTGATGGAGATGGTTCACAATCGCGCGATATGTGTTATGTCGATAACGTCGTAGACGCTTGCATAAGAAGCGCTGAGGCTGATGCTGAGCTAAGAGGAGTTGCGTTGAATGTTGCTTGCGGCGATCGTAACACGAACAAATCAATACTAGAATTTCTTTTGTCTAAGTATCCAAACGCCAAGTACCATGATGCTCCATGGAGACCAGGCGACGTGATGCACACGCAGGCAGACATTAGCAAAACTCATGAACTTCTTGGATACGTTCCTTTGGTTCGTTTCTGGGAAGGATTAGAACGAACGATGAAATGGTACGAGGAAAACTGGTCTTTAATCAGCTCATTGAGTCTATCTAAATGAAAGCATATCATAATTTTACCGAAGCGTACGTCGATATCATTCGTGATGTCTATACGTCGCCAGAGTTTACTTCATCGCCCCGCGGCATGAAAGTAAAAGAAATTTTAGGTTATCAATTTAAGATTCTAAATCCAAGAAATCGAATCCCTTATGTTAAGGGAAGAGACTTTTCAATTCACTATATGGTTGCTGAATTACTTTGGTATTTAAGTGGCAACGATTCGACTAATTGGATTTCGAATTATTCGACATTCTGGTCTAAGATTTCAGACGACGGCGAAACAGCAAATAGCGCTTATGGTGCTAGAATTTTTAAGTCACACGATCGTATCGCAAAAACTGTCGACGAAAATTGGACGCAATGGAATTACGTGGTCGAAGAACTAAAGAAAGACCCAGACTCTCGTCGCGCCGTAATTCACATACGTTCTCCCCAAGATTCGATATTGGCGCAACTCGATGTTCCTTGCACTTTGTCTCTTCAATTCTTTTTGCGTGGAGATAAGGTTTACATGGTTACCTCGATGCGATCGTCAGATGTTATTCTTGGATTGGCGTACGACGTACCTGCTTTTACGCTCTTTCAAGAACTTCTCGCTTTACAGCTAACTAAGGAACTAGGTCGACCCATTGGCTTAGGCGACTATACTCATCTCAGCGCTTCTCTACACGTTTATGAGAGGCACTTTAAAATGGTCGAAAAAATATTGGATGAAGATACTCGGCGAGATTATCGAGACGTTTTAGAGATGCCGCAGATGCCCGACAATCCACCCCTTGGGAGGCTAATGTCGCTCGAAAACGATATTAGGAATCTCAATGACGAACAAAAACTAGTAGATTTCGAAATTGGGTTTGAAGATTACTGGAAGGATTGGGCAAAAGTGCTGGTTTCTCATCGCTTACAAAAGCTAGGTAATGTTGGGCTTGCCAATCAGTCGCTTCTTTCCACGAACTTTGAAGGTTATAAATATTTTGTAAAAGAGTGAAACATGAATCCGACTTTTACGATTTATACGGGTCCGATGTTTTCTGCCAAGACGACATCGCTTCTTTCGGTCTTGGATCGATACAAATACCAAGGGAAAAAGATCGTTGCATTTAAACCGCAACTTGACGATCGATATAGCGTAGACAATATATCAACGCACGGTGGCTGGAAAGTTCCAGCAATTTGTGTTAAAGCAGGTAGCGATATTTTAGAAAAATTAGCAGAGCTGGACTTTAACCCACACGTCATCGCCGTAGATGAAGCTTTCATGATTCCTGGCGTAGCTGAGGTTCTTATTTGGCTGTATAGAAGTGGTTATACGATAGTCGCGTCTAGCTTAGATTTGTCTGCCACGGGCAAGCCCTTCGAGGAAATTGAAAAGATGCTGCCTTGGGCTACGAAGATTGAAAAGTTAAGTGCGGTTTGTGTTGTTTGCAATAAAGATGCTTTTTATACCTACAAAAAACAAACGGGTGGAGATGAAATCGAAGTTGGTGGCGTTGAATTATACGAACCGAGATGTTCGCGGTGCCATCCGTTAATTATCAATCCGGAGGCCTGAATGGAATTGATACGTCCTTCTTGGCCAGAAACATGGATGGCCATTGCTCATCTTGTTGCGCAAAGATCTTATGATCCAACTTTAAAAGTAGGCGCGATCATTGTGTCAGAAGACAATTCTCAAATGTTGTCTATTGGTTATAATGGTAATTATCGCGGGGGGCCCCACGAAAGAGAATCACAAACGCCTGGACAAAGTGGTTTTATACACGCTGAAGTAAATGCTTTGGTTAAGTGCGATTTTAATTTTCACAAAAAGAAGCACATGTATTTAACACATTCACCATGTCGTCATTGTGCAAAATTAATTGTGAATGCAGAGATATCTACAGTTATATATGATATTCCCTATCGGGATGTTTCGGGACTGGAAATTTTAACTTCTGTTGGAATTAAGGTTTTTAATCTTAGTGATGCTATAATTAACAATAAGACTTTATGAAAAATTTAACTGAAGAAGACATTATACGGGTCATGCGTGAGGAGTGGCAAGCAAAAGTTGCCGCCCTAACAGAAGAAGTCGATTTGACCTTTAAGGCTAAGGTAGATGGCGAAGACAAAGAAGTCATTTCTCAAGATCTAAAGGTTCGACACAAAAAGAGCCAGTTGTTGTATACTGTCGTTTCAGTTGGCCCTCGTGATATCGTACTTAAGACTCCTGAGGGCGAAGAATTTTTACTAGATAAGGACCAGTTGGAGGACGAATATGAGCTTGATTGACAAGAACGAACTAGACAAAATGTTGAAGGGCTTTGTTAAACGAGCCGTAGATACGACGGTTACCTCCAAGCTTCCAAAGCTAGACGAGGCTTTTGTTCATGAGCCTAAGCCATTCAAGCAGGTTTCTGAACTAGTTTCTCAAAAAACGAAAACAGCACACGAAGAGCTTTATAAGGGCTATGTCGAAACCTTTAATAAGGTTTCTGCAGAACTAGATACTGCAGAGCGTTCTGATGCTAATGCCCGACATTCCCAGTTTAGAAATTTAAAGCTCGACGAGACCTGGAATCTAAACGCGCTTTGGTTACACGAGCTCTACTTTGCTAATTGCTTTGATCCTCACAGCGAAATTGTAATGGATTCAATGTCGTACATGAGGTTGGAGCGAGACTTCGGCACATTTGAAGATTGGCAGCGTGATTTCATGGCCTGCGCATTGGCTTCGCGCGCTGGTTGGGCAGTCTGCGGTTATCACATGTTCCTTAGAAAGTACGTTAACGTTATGATCGATGAGCACAGCGGAAATGTGCCCGTTGGTCTTTTCCCCATCATTGTTGTCGATATGTGGGAGCATGCTTATTATCGCGATTATTTGACCGACAAGAAGTCTTACCTCATTTCGCAAATGCGTGAATTTAACTGGAACGTTATTGAAGACCGCGTGAAGAAGGCCGAAGGCATCGCGCAGGTGGTGAAGTGATGGCTTCTTTAAAGTTAAACCAACTTCGTAAATTAATTGCTGAAGAAGTGAAAAGAAGTCTTGCCGAAGCAGGTGCGCAAGACAAACAAGAAGACGGCGAAGATTCTTTAGATAGCCAAATCGACAGATATTTGTCTGATTATGAATCTGAGTCTAGAGTTTCCAAAATGGAAGGTAAAGACTTTAAAATGATGGTTCGACGTTTTCTGTCAGAGGCAGAAGAAGACGAGAAGAAAGACGCAGAGCCTGAAAAGTTAAAAGCAGAAGACATCGACGTAGAAAATTTCTTGGATAGCGTAATGCGTCTTGTCGACAATTATGATGCATTGTTGGAAGTGCGTAATACAATTCTTCGACGAGCAGTTAATTTCCTTGTAAAGGGTTACGAACCAGCGGTTGCAGAAGCTTTTAAAGATAACTTGTTAGATGTTTATGGTATGGAACTTGGAAAATCAAAATCTGAAGTCGAAGACGAGGAATTTCAAGCTCCAGCCGCTGATCGTGCCGGCGTTTCGCCAGGTGCTTGATGAGATTTGACACATTCGTAGACAAAAAAAGTATTCATTTTAAATTAGACAAAGACGTGCATCTTGCCCTAAGGGCAAAGCTTTTTAAGTACAACATTTCGATGCAAGAGCTTTTCGACGAGTTTGCCATTTTAGTGGTAACTGACGTTCCAAAAGCTCGTTCGATAGTTGAATCGATTTTAAACAAAAAAATGAAGTCGGTTTTGAGTGGCGAGAAAAAGCGCAAGAAAAAGAAAAGAGAAGTCTTTAACGAAGTGGATACAGATACGTTGTATAATATGATTAACGAATCGGAAGATTGATGAGCGAGAAAAGCGCATTTAAGTCGATGATGGAGGGCTTTATCGAAAAGTCAATAGCGTCGTCGCCACATTTCAGAAAATTAGTGGATAGTATGACGATACTTGCCCTTGAGTCTAAAAAAGTTGCGGAAGCAATTTTAGTCTTGAATAATCGACTAAATGAGCATGAACAGTTGATATTGAAACTAGTAGAGTTGCAGCGCGCTAAGCCCAAGGACTCTCTCGACATCGATCTCCTGAAGACCAAAGAAAAACCTTCAAAACCTAATTAAGTTTTATGCTAGACAAAATTAAAAATTTTTTTAAGAACTCGTGGGGCTATCTTGTCGCTGGTGTTGGAGTCGTCTTTGGGCTAGCCTTCTTTAGAAAGAAAGTTGATCACTATGAAAACATCGTGCAGAAATTGCAAGACTCTCACCAGAAAGAACTCGACGAAATTAAGAAAGCTAGAGAAGAAGAACGAAAAAAATACGAAGAGAATGAAAGAAAATATCAAGAGAGAATGGCGATTATCGAGAAGGAATACGAGACTGCAAAAAAAGAACTCGATGAAAAGAAGCGAAAAGAAGTCGAGGACATCGTTAAAAAGTATGGTAATCAACCTGATAAGTTGGCTCAAAGGTTGGCTGAAGTGACGGGATTTAAAATTATCATGCCGCAGGATTGATCATGAATATTCAAAAAATTATTTCGACATTAATTCTTGTTACAACTCTATCAAATCTAGCACTTGCGCAAAATATTCCTTCGCCAGAACCTGACGAGACTACGAAGAATATGAGGATATTGCCGCCGATGAAGTTACAACCTGGCGAAAAAGACCCCGGTGCGGCGCTCTCTCCGATGAAACTAGGTCAGCGAGCGCCATTTACAGGTGTGTTATTGTCACCAGTTGCCGTCGCTAATGTAATCGTCGAATTCGAGTCTTTTGAAGAGAGACTTCATATTGAGGTTATGCGATCAGTGAGCGAAGAGCGAGCAGCTGGCGATAAGAGACTCAGCGACGCTAACGCTGGTTGCGTAGCCGACAAAAAAGAGCTTCAGGCAAATTTAGACGCTTCAAAAAGAGAAACCGACGCGTATAAAACGGAATTGAAGAATATTAAGGATTCTCAACCTAACCCCTATATCTGGGCAGGATTAGGCGCCCTTGGCGGCGCGGCTTTTACGTTGTTGACGGTTTTTGCTGTTACACAAGTCACGAAATAATTCTAGTTTCGTTATATTTAGGAAAAGCGAGGATCTGTCATGTCTAAAAGCATTCAAGCGATCAGAACAAACTTAGGAAAGTTTGAACTTGCTTGATTGAGCGGACGCTAAATTTTGGAGTAAAGATGAGCTTGTTAAATAACAAAAAATTTATGAATGAATCCGAATTGCGTTCGTTGGTAAAAGTCCTTCTCGAGGACAAGTCATTAGGGCCACAATTGGTAAAAGTAAATCCAGTCGTGGATCCATCGGCCATTTTAACAGATCCATCGAATCCTGACTACAAGCCAAATACAAAGCAAGAGTTGCAAGTTGCTGTGACAGCAATGATCGACGATTTGTCAGACGACAAAGTACCAGACTTGTATGATTCGTTAAAGGGCGCGTTACAGTCGCAAGAAGAAGATAAAGGAAAAGACCAAATGGACAAGAGCAACAAAAAGATTGAAGAATCTATACGCATGGCTATTCGCGCTTTATTGGCAGAAATTGAATTGCCACGTTCTATTAAGGAATATTACGCAAAGGATCCTGCTACTGGTGAAATGGTTTGGAAGGGTTCCGGACCTGCTCCTAAGCTTGCTCCCGGCGCTGGCGTTCAAAAGCTTGATCCGTCTGCCCGTGGAATCGAAGTTGGTCCTCAGTCTCCCGCTGGAAAGTCGCTAAAAAGCACTTTCAAAAAAATGAAGGATTCGGACTTCACAGTGCCTGATTTAACTCAACCTGAAGCAGGCCGCATGCGTCGAAATAAGATGCAAGAGGGCGATAAGTTACTTCAGCTTGCCAAAGAATTTGGATTCAAAAATCCAAATGGCGTTTTGCAGTTTATCAACCGCGTTTTGGAAAAGCTAAAGAGAAGATTCGACGATTACGACGCGGTGGCAATTGCTTCACTCGAGATAATGAAAGAGTATATCGACGAACTATCGACACCGTACAAGTCGGGTTCTAAGACACTAGATCCACTAATCACCCCTCAAGATGCAGAGCTAATGCGTCAACATCCAGAGTTGATTAAGGATCTTGAAACATTCAGAGTTTATTTGAACAAGAAACTACGCGAAAGAGGACTTTGATATGAGTCAATCGAGTTGTATCGTTGCAGCTGTTCAATTTGAACCCAAGCTGTTGGATGTTCATCACAACCTCGCGACGGCAAAACAACTCGTTTTTGAAGCTGC